AAATACAATGTGTTAGTTCGTGAAAAATTAATTGTTTTCTTGTTTCTAGATTAGACATTCTCCAATAACTGATATCGATTAAAATTTCTCTACGATTTAAATAATATGTACAAACACCAATATTATCGTCAGATAGCTTACCAAAACGAATGCTAAACTGAGTTGGTGGTTTTATTTTATTACATTCAGATTTAGCTAAATCCATGTACTCTTTGTAGTAGCCTTGTAAATCTTTGTCGATATTATTTATCGGTATCATGAAAAATAAAATAATAGAAGAAATCCATATAAATAATCCAGGCATACTAACTCTTTTCATGTGATTTTCTTCTCATCCTTAGTTTAATCATATTTTCATGAGAACGACTTACATTACAAGATCCACAAACAGAACCGTTCCATAGCTTCCCGGTTTCGTCAACGTGCTTTTTATTTTTCCCATCGGGATATGTACCCGATTGAATCCTATCTTTTAATATATTACATTGCTTACATAATCTTTTATTTTTTTCCATAACAAACACCCATTTTTTTAGGAACATTTAATGTATTATTTGCATCCAATTGATATAAAATATAATCACTACTTTCTATTACTCTTGTTTCTTCTAACTGATCATGTTCGTTTAAAATTGTCATTTTCTCCCAATATTTTAAATCGGTACTAACGGAATTTAAATTCCTTGCTCGCCTTTGACGAGTTTGTATTTTATATAATTTTCTATTCATTCTGAATATGCCTCAAAGTTACATTTAGTACAGGTTAATCTTTTTGTTACAGGGTGGTATGTCCAATCATGAATTTCGTCAATTTCGTGACATTTTTTATTCGCTACTGGCTTGTTTCTGTCTACATTATCATTAAATAGTCCAAAAAACTTATATCCGAGGACCATAAAAACCATAAAAATGACTAATTCCATAATGATCTCCAACACTTACAAGAATTTAACAACTATAACTAAAGTTGCACGTATGTGAACCTGATGAACATTACGTATCAACTACGACGAGCTTCAAACAGCGAGTCGCCGACGTTACCAATTGACGTACCGACAACTTCAGTTAATTGCCACGGATTAGTGTATTCACCATTCTTCTCTTTTAAAATCCACACAAAACTACCTACCAAGCCAATAGAAAGACAAAAATCCTTTTTTGGCTTTCGTGAATTTCTTACTATATACCCATACATAACACCATCCATACCCATACATCTACACCTCTACACATTACCTAATGTCTTTTGTATCCTTATAAAACAATTTGATTACATTACTTCGTAATGTTGGTACATTATCTTATTTCCTTTGTATCTTTATAGAATAATGTCGTTAAATTGTTATCGGAGTATATTACTTTAGATACTGTGTTGTTAGGATAGTTGGTGGATATGAATGAGTGAGCTAGATCTAACTTATCGAATACACCTACTACTATTTTATCGTTACGTTTATTAACGAGTTGTACTTGGATAAGATAGTCTGTGGTTATGACTGTACGTATCTTATACGCCACTACAAGCTTATTGGTATAAGAGGTGTAACCTTTGGCTATAAAGGCTTCTGTAAGCTCTTGAGCACGAATCTTACGATTCTTAAGACTCATAGATTCGTCTGTATCTTGTACCAATATAACGAAATTAAGATTGGGTAAATCTCGGATTAGCTTCCTACAAGTATGACTCTTATCCTGAATCTGGGATATGTTTCTAGATACAGCTGCTAGAATATTATTACTATGAGAGATAAAGAATCGTTTATCTTTCTCATTAAAGAATCCCCATATTCCAGGCTTAGAGTAATCCAGTAAATCTTTAATTTTCATAAAATTAACATAATATAATCGAGTTAATTGATTCTTTGTACCTCAGTAATTACAAGCAGATACGAAAGATTCATTTTCCCACTTTTGAGATAATATAATCCATCATTCATGGGATATCGTTTCTATGATAGTTGTTAATGTTTCTAGATTAATATGTGAAAATTCGTGGATGAGCTAACGCAGTCGCACTCGAACCTCGAAGTACCCTACCCCCCTCAATCAATATCGTTGTGGCACCGAACTTGCAGGGCATAGTTCTTGCTATTGCAAATCGTGCCAATTGAGTTGGCATAGATCGTGCATCCCCCTGCAATTATCGTGCCTGGCATGGGGCTTGCATGTGGTACGGAAGTTGCATTGGCAGGGTCATGAGATATAATAGTATCGCGGGCGCGGATATATATACAGGGTCAATCGATTCAGTTGAAGGTGTAGAAGTTCTATGCAATGTCAAGTTCTTAGACGGTGTTTTGGGGGTCACTGATTTAGTTGATCGTAATGATTTCAATGGGTTAGGACGATTTGAGGGGTTGGCATGGGGCTAGCATTGATGTCTGGCATGACGGCGACGTCACGAGATAGCACTAGATTCTCTCTCTCCTCTCTCATCTAGTGTTAACTCTCTCCTCTCTCCCGAAATACCCCACGGACGGGGTATCGTTAGCGGATGGTTACCGCTAGCCTGATGATGGGTAACCCTTTGCATGAGTTGGTCTTCGTGCATTGTATAAGATAGACTAGTGATCGCGTGGCAATAAGCCTGACGATTGCGCCGATAGGGTACCACGCTAAAGCCTTAACTGGCTATGCTTAGACGCCCTAGCGCCCCCGATAAGACGGTTATTGGTCCGGGGTATAGCCGATAACAAACGGTTAGAAGTCCGTTGAATCGGTGCAAGTTCGAAACAACCCTAGGGAATGGGTTGTCGCAAGGGTTAACCTTGCCTGATGATGAACTTAAACAAAAAAAAAATAAGAAAAGAGAGTATCATGCACAAAATAAAAGAATGCAATCAAAATTGTTTAAATGTGAAGCCTCTAAAAAAATACGATTGGTCATTCAGTATTTTAGCAAAACAAGACTTGGAGAATCGACGAGCTTTTGAGTCGGTATCGAAACTTTTAGACAACATAATCAATAAAATTAAGGGTAAGTCATGAAAAAACAAATTGACGCTATCGAATCCGAACTAAACTCTAATCTCTTTAATCTAACTTTAGTCGTCTTTGGTGTTTTTATTCTTTACTGCATTAAGTTCTACGCTTAATAATATAACTAAGGAGTGAATGCTATGTCACAAAATATTTTGAAAATCGAGGCATCCCCAATTGATACCGACGAACTTTTCCAAGAGTTACTGAATGAGACACACGAACCCCTGAAAATCGGGTCACTTGAATATCTTGCAGGTGACGCACTGCGCAAGCTTGACCCAATAGCTTTTCGGTGTGAAGTATCCAATTATATTGACTCACTCTTGAGTGACGGTGAATTGACTGAAATTAACGGCGAATACTTTTGGACTTCTGGCATCTAATAATATAACGTTATATTAAGGAGTGGATGCAATGCTTACCAAAAACTCTAAAATGAAACGCTCAGAGGGTTCGAGGTTTAAAAAGATATTTAATTGGACCATTCCCGCATTTATGACCAAAGATGGTTTTAAAACTTGCCCAATGGCCGGAGTCTGCGCGTCCGGTTGCTACGCTCGAATGGGTGCTTATGTTTGGTCTAACGTCTACGGAAAGCATGAGTCAAACTTGAAGCTAACCCAAACCCCTGAATTCGTGCAAGCTATGAGTCTTGAAGTCAAGCGAGTCAAGGCAGACCTAGTCCGTATCCATGACGCCGGTGACTTCTACTCTCTTGAGTATCTTCTAAAATGGGTTGATATTGCCAAGCTTAATCCATCGGTGCAATTTTATGCGTACACGAAAAGCGTGAGCATGGTTAAAAGTGTGACATTGCCTGATAACTTGACAATCATTTTCTCTCTAGGTGGGCGAGAAGATCACTTGATTGACACAAAAACCGATAGACATAGCCGAGTCTTTTCTTCCCTTGAGCAATTGCAAGCTTCGGGATACGTCGATACTAGTCACGACGATACTCATGCGATCGGCGTTAATCATCGAATTGGGCTAGTCTATCACGGCAACAAAAAATTCGATAACACGGCATGGGATCGGGTTAGCGCATAATAAAAGAAAGGGTCACGATATGGTTAAGGAATTGCTAATAGATCATAATGGACGGGAATTGTACCTAGTGGGCAAGGTGTATTATGGGAATAGACTTGACCCTGAAGATAGGGGCGATATTACAGGATTCAAGGTATTCGATGAATTAACGAGCGAGGATATCACCGACGAACTTTCTTGGGACGAGCGCGACAAATTAGAACAAATTCTTTTTGATCAAGGCAAATAATATAGCGATTTTTTGATGCGGCGTGAGCCGTGGCATGGCCTAGGGATGGGCCGGTTTTTCTAACAATTAAGGAGTCTTTTGTGTGTGAAATAAACTGTTTTTGTTTAGTGTGTGAATTGGTTGAAGCTGAAACTCGTGGCGTTATCCGGTTAAGTGACATTGACTCGGATTCATTGACTCGGGACCAATTAAAAGCCCTTGACTTATTTGATGAATTTGTTAAGTCGGGACTAGGGAGTTGAATTATGTTATCAATTGCCGCTAGTTTGATTGCTCGTTATTGTATGAGGATTAAAGAATGATGTATTTAATTTTAGTGTTTACATTGTTGTTTATTTTAAACAAAACATACAGAGGGTTGCTTTATAATTTGGTTTATCTTGTTTTTGTTGTTGGTTCTTCTTCTTTTGTTTGGCTAGTTTTAGCATTGCTAATCGGGAGGAATTGATATGATGACAGATTGATGATATCCACGCATTTTATAATCATGAGGCTGGCAGTAAGGTAAATAATTCGCGCTCATCCTTTTATCTGTACGGAATATAACAGGAGATTATTATGAGTAACTGTGAAAGAGATTGTGGTTGTGCTATCTGCCAATTAGAATTGCTTGAAAAGTCTGGTTATATTAGTATGGATGAAGAGATAAACGAGAGGAAGATTCAATATGAACTAAAGGTTATGGAAGTATTTAATGCGTTTGTTAAGGCTGGAATCGGTAGCTGAATTGATTATTAAATAACTGGAGGTTATTATATGTCAACATACAAGATAAAAAATTTCTCGGTCACCATTAAAAAAGAAGAAGATGCAGTGACTCCTGCTTCTTTAATTACAATGTTCAAACTATTAAACGACAGGAACAATATTGAATTAGTTAATAGAACACAAAGAGAATCCCTAAAGAAAAGTGTACATAATAAAACAACCTTGGCCGTCTTGCACACTAACTATCACAGTATGCGCTCGGTTCGTACTGCGTTGCGTATTAATATCAAACGTGTTGTACGTACTGATATTGTTGTTACGTTGCCCCCTATGTCTCACAAAAAACGCCTTAAGTTACAAGCTATTGGGGCACCTAGTCTTCCATCATACACAACAAAAACTGATTTTAGTTTTCAAAAGAATAGAATTGTGTTGTTGCAACGTGCTGAGTCTTGTGTTCGTGATCTTATTAATAGGATTCAATCAGCACGGGCTGCTTCCCGTGAAATTCAAACACGCACTAAAACATTTACAACTAACTCCGGTCGAGTTGTATCTTTTACTGTAACGGGAGGGTACACTAGCTTCAATGGTAGAAAACAATATAACACTGGGTTCACTGAGCCTAACTCTATCATTAAGATACAACAAAAACTTAAAGTACAAGGTATCTTCGAACCTAAAAAACCTACCACTACCGAACGTCATATCGGTATTGAGATTGAGTTTGCTTGTGTTGCTGGTAAAACTGAACTAGCTGATGCATTATATAATGCTGATGTTGCTAGTTATGTTCAGCTTAAAGATGATGGTAGCATTCGTGACTTCCCATCTAATCATAAGCCGCACGAGTTAGTTGTCTGTGTGCCTATCAGTAAACGCGCCGATGTTATCAGTCGTGTTTGTGGTGTGCTCGAAAAACTAAATGCGAATGTTAATAAAACATGTGGTTTGCATGTGCATTTGGATATGCGTAATGACAATGTATCCTCTGCATTTAATAATCTTGTGTCTGCTCAGAACATTCTGTATCAAATGATTCCGCAGTCACGCCGCACTAATACTTACTGTAAGAAAACTTTGACAAAAGATTATGTCAAGGCTCGTCGCTCTAGTGATAGATATGTTGGTATCAATCCTATGTCATTCAGCCGACATAGTACAATCGAGGTACGATTGCATAGCGGTACAACAAACTACACAAAGATTATAAACTTTGTGGATATTCTGATTGCAGTAGCGTACAATAGTGCGAGAATTGTTCGGGCGGCTACCACTGTTCGAGGATTCATTAGGCAACACGATATCCCTAGTTATCTTGGTGCTTACATTGAACAACGTATTACGTTGTTCGGTGGGTTGTCTTCGGTTGAAGAGTCTGCTTAATTATTAACAATAACATTGGAGAATAAATAATATGTGTAAAATTATGGTGATGGCTGGAGTTAATAACGCTAATCGTAAACTTGCATGGGAGTTCACTAAACAAATGGCTATGCAAATGTCTCCCGGTAATAATGATGGTTTAGGGTATGCAGCTGTAACAGCCGAGGGTGAATTGTTTGGTGAACGTTGGCATGTAAATTCAGAAGCATTCGCTAATCGTCCAGCTGCTGAAGTACCTTCATCCGAAGAGGTTAAAATTATTCGTAGTTTTGATGGTGTCCTTACTCATACACAAAAGCCTGTGCGTTATAATAAATTCGGTAGCATCAACGAGGATGCAATGGTTGGCATTACATTGCATACTCGCATGGCTACCAGTGGTAAACAATTTATTAACACTCATCCTTTCGTTCGTGGTAAGACTTCGCTCATTCATAATGGTGTTATTGGTAACGCTGATAGTCTTGAATTGATTCAGTCAACGTGTGACAGTGAGGCAATTCTTAACCTGTATGTTAAGCATAACGTTTCAAACAATATGCAAGCCATTCAGAAAGTTGCACACAAGTTGTCAGGTTATTATGCTTGTGGTGTTATCACTGACACCAAACGTTTCGGTCCAGTCATTGACGTATTCAAAGATGATCGTGCTCGTTTGTCTGCTGCCTTTATTCGAGACATGGGTATCGTTGTGTTCAGTACTGTGATGGACGACATTGAAACTGTTTGCAACAAGATGGGTATGGAGATTGCATATAAGTTCGGTGTTAACAGTGGTATGTTACTCAGACTTAGCGCATTGTCTGGTGCCCCTCTTGCTGTGCAGAAGTTCAAGCCTGTATTTAAACACACCGAAACTTCTAAGGGTAAGAAACCTTCTTGGAGTTTTTCGACGGACGGTACATATAGTGAAGACGAAACAACGTGGTCTACTGTAAATAGTTTGAATGCCTGGAGGAAATGATTATGGAATCTTTTGATCTTGACCAAAGAGTATTTGTTTGTGTTCATGGTAATGACATTGAATGGTATTGTGATGATTGTGAAGAGTTAGTTGAACAATATGTTAAGGAGAATGAACAATGAAACAGGATGTTATTATTGGATATAACAAAGGTGAGCCTGTTATTGAAGAGGGTGTGTTAATTAAAACAGCCGACCCAACCATTACCGGGCGCATCTTTGAAATAGATGGTAAGTATTTTGTTAAGGGTAAAACAGACGAGCTACAATCTAAATGGTTTAATCGTTTGAGTGAAGCCATACAGTATTGTCAGCCTAAAAAATATAGCTGGAACTAATGTGTTAAAATCATTGTTGTTTACTGTCGTGCTGCCTGAGCTATACAATATACTTTACTTTATTTTCATCATGATGTTTAGCTTGGGCAGCTTGTTGTTGTTGTCTTTGATTCACCTTATGTTTATTTAACTAACTGGAGGTTGGTATGTACTCGGTTGATGTTACCTATTTGAGTAACGAAATTCTTACAGACGAATATAATTTGGAGTTAGATGATAAAGACTTGAGTAGTTTTTTAAATATGCTAAATAAAAAGTACGCTCGATTGTATAGTGTTGAGTATAATAAACATACAGTGTTTGCTTTTACTAGGGATACGGTTAAAGTTGTAATCAAAGTTTACCACTAGAAAGGATTCACGTGTTATATTTACTAGGTCTTATACTTATTCTAACAACATTCAATTCAGTAACATTACGGTTTTATCTTTATGGTTTACTTTATTGCATTTGTTTTGTTGTTGCTTCTCCTTTTGTTTTGTATTTAATCTTTTCATTCGCAGGGAGTAAATAATGTTAAACACTTACGATATTTATTTAAATGGGTACGGTCATTACAAAGTCGATGCTTCCATATACAGGATACCAATGAGTGATGATATGGAATGCGAGGTTGAAGTTGTGAAGGTAAAGAAGTTCGATGATCTTCTCGAAGAATATGCAGCGTGTGATGTTACCGATGAAGAAATGAATTTGATTGAACGAGAAGTCGCCATTCGATTCTTTAATAACTTACACTGAGGTTGTATGCTTAAATTTATTTATTATCCAAAGAGTAGAAAAATTGTTTATCTTAAATCAAAGAAACGTGTAACCTTTCGTCACGTGTATGAAATGTCAAAACAGAATAACCAAATTGAAATCGTTGAGGCATATACACTGAAGAACATTACAGATGAAATGATGAATAGGTTTGTTAGATGGGGGGCTAACCCACCCTCTGATGAATTGAATACCGATGTGTATGGACCAGCTACTCCACTAAATGAAACTAAAATATACAGATGTAATCAGTGTGATACCCCAACACCAAATCGTTTTAAGTGTCAGAATTGTTGGGACCAAGTTACAGATAATTACGAAGATGAACTTCTTTACATGTTGTGAGGTTATATGAAATGGATGTTATTGTTTTTAGTTGTATTAATTTCTAGTTGTGAGACAATGCGAGTTGTTCCCAATGATGGTCCTAGACATATAAGAGAATGGAGGGATTGAGTGGAAACAAGTGATCTTAAAAAAGAAAAGGTTAAAAGAATTTTAGCAAGCATTGAACACTCAGCGTATGCACTAATTGATAGTGGAGATAATCATCATCCAATGGATTTGATTATGGATTTAACAATGACAGCATACGAGTTAGATATAATGACAAACTTTGTTGATAGGTTTAAAGGAGAAGAACCTACTGACAAATCAAACAAGAAAGTAATTAAACTTAAACCGAAAGGAAAGGCATGAGAATATTAAGGTATCTTTTATTTCTTGCGCTGCTTATTCCATATAACTCAGCGACAAGTAGTTATTCAGATAGAACACTGAATGGTATTTATCGAGCTAAAGCCAAACAACATAACGTTAGCTATGAAGTGTTACGTGCTATCTGTGAAGTCGAAAGTAATCATAATGTTAAACTTAAAAAGGTATGGGATGGAGGGTCATATTCATATGGCATATGTCAAGTAAAGCTGGCAACAGCTAGGGCAATGGGATTTAAAGGAACCGACAAACAATTATCTTCACCAGATGTCAACATTGAATACGCAGCTAAATACCTTGCCTATCAACTAAAGAGATACAAAGGCAATTATGAAAAAGCTATTGTATCTTATAATCGTGGTAGTTATAGTAATGAAGATAAGAGAAGTTACTCAGGTAAAGTTGCTATCTCTTTCCTCTTGTATAAACTGAAAGGAAGATAATATGTCCACTCGTATTCGTTATGTTAAAGATGCTAATGGTAATCTTATTACAAAGAATCCTTTGCTTGTTGCAGGGGATCTTATTGCTGTGACGCTTGTACCAGACAAGCTACAATTCACCATTACCAATGCTAACAATGGTCAGCTTATTGCTAGTGATACCGCTGTATCCATGCAGATGCTTAAGATCAGAGTAAAAAAAGAACTACGTTCTCGTGGTGCTGTATTCAATGATGAGGTAAGGACACGAGGACAAGTCGGATAAAATAATCCTTGCTTCAGTAAAGTTAATAGGGTAGCTCTTACATAGAGGGCTACCCTTTTTTAATTGGAGATTATATGAAACACACTATTAAAAATATCAAACTATCAGATGTGACAGATGATACTGGATGGATTGTTAGATCATCGGGTAATTGTTACACATCATGGATTAGAACAATTAAAACTAATCGTGATTACAAAGAGATTCAAGATATACTATTAGGTGAAGGAGACTATCCTGGATGGACTGGAGTAGAGTATGCACCAGGATTATGTCGAGAAGGTCTTGTAGTCTTTACAAGCGTATGGGATTCTAGTGGGTAAAGTAATGTGCATAATATACAGAACTGTTAGTCTTACGTTGTTTTATTCTGAAAAGAGGGGGAGGGATTTTTTGATATACCTCTCCCGCTTACACCATATGATGCTACAACGTATTAACCGTTCGCACTTTATGTGCTCACTTACAGCTACAACGTAATCACCATACGTACCTTCTTGGTACCATATTTAAAGAAATTATACAAGGAGTCAAAAATGGAAACTTTACAAGCTATTGAAACTCTTAGAGAACATTCTGATAAAAAATGCTCACTTACCCTCACGCTTAAACATGGTGAGGTCGTTGCTTTATTGGGTGGGTTAATTGAAATTCAAATTGATTTGGAAGAACACAAAACAAAACCAATGCTAAGATTTAAAGCACCGAAGTTTGTGGACATCTTTAGAATTAAAAGATCGTGAGAAGGAGCCTAAGATGAAATATATATTACTACCAATAGTTCTATTAATTGCTGCTTGTGGTCCACATGAAGTTAATGTTAATCATAAGATACAACTTGATATGACAAACCTAACAAAATACTTCGAATCAATTTGTGTATCAGAGGGAGCAACGGATGTTGAATCGTGTATTGATGAAAAGATTACTGAATTTTTAAAGTTGGTACTATGACGGAAAAGATTATTTTTACAATAACAACCATTTTTCTTGTTTTAGTGTTAATTGCAGTTGGATTAATCTCGGAGTATGCAGACAAACTTTCTTCATCTAAAGATAAAATCGAGTCAACATATCTAGGTGAAGTTGAAAAATGTTCTTTGTACAAGATAAAAGTGAATAGGATTCCACCAACATTACTTTGGAGATGTCATGACTGATTTAGATTTGCTATCTAGGATGATAGACAGATTGATGATGAACACCTACGATCAAATAGGCGTGGCACGAGAAATGGGAAAAGACACGCAGTACACCGCAGGAATACTTGCGGGACTTCAAATGGCTAATGCGTTGATTGATTCAATTACAGTCGAAGCACCGTTCGATCCATTCGAACGACTTGAAAAGAAAGAAGAAATCAATTGAATATGAAGCATATTAACGAAGAATTAACAGAACATTTTATCAATGAAATAAAAAAAGAATTGGAGTCTAAATCTGATATTGGATTTATTCCAGAAGAAGAACTATCATATTTAGTTAAAGAAGTTTTTTCTCTTCTTGCTAGATCAATTGTAAGAAAGTATATGGAGTATTGATGGATCATTTTAATAGTATTACAGGGGTAATTTTTGGAATGGTTGTAAATCTTTTATTTTATGTTTGGGGATTTAAAGATGGGAGCAAAAAATGAATATCTTTTACGTTGACCGTGACCCAGTAATCGCCGCTCAACAACTTGTAGACAAACACGTTGTTAAGATGCCCCTGGAAACTGCACAGTTGCTCTGTAGCGCGTTCCCTCAAGGCGAAGCACCCTACCGCCGCACCCACTACAATCATCCCTCTGCAGTCTGGACCAGGCGTTCTCGTGCTAATTACGAATGGGTTATCAAACACGGATTAGCATTGTGTGAAGAGTACACCAAACGCTATAGTAGACAGCATAAAAGTAATATAGTGATTCTTTGGTGCAGGGACAATATGGATAGACTTGAGTGGGGGGAGGATTTTTTCACCGATCCCCCAGAATGTATGCCTGATGAATGTAAAACAGGTAATTCAGTTGAATCATACCGTGAATATTATCGTAAACACAAATCATATATTTATAGGTGGACTAAAAGTGACAAACCAGAATGGGCCTGACATGATGGACTACATTCTAGGAAACTTTGAGCACCTAGAACAATTGACCGATCAATATCGAAAGCGCAAAGAAGAATTGAAAAACAAAGATCCTATTTTTAAAGAAGAAATAGATGAACAATATAAAGACCATATTAAATATTTAATTTGTTTAGAAATAAGTAGAGATATGGCTTGCTCTTACGAAGATGCTGTTGTATTGTATGAAGAGATTGGTTTGGGTAAATTGTTTATATGAAACTACTATCGTTCATCTTAACAGTTTGGGGATTAACAATAAGTACATTTATGATTGTGAGGATTTTAAACCGTGGAAAGTGATGTTGTTTACGTTGTAATTGTTTCTGATGAAGATTCACAAAATACACAAATTCATTCAGTTTACTCTAAAAAAAGTGCAGCCGATAACGCACAACAAAAGCTGGAATCTCAATTAGGTGAGGACATGGTTGTATATGTTGAACAACACGAAGTTTTTGATAACTAAAGATAAAGATCTAGACGATATTGTTCTTGAATTGTATCAAGCGTCCTGCGTTTACGTTCAAAATAGAATTACAGGAAAAGCTGAACTCAATAGATTTATTGAGACAAGTTCTATTGTTCGTGACATAATTCTTACACATCTTTCAGATGCACCAACTTCAGCGGCGTTTCAAGCAACAAACAAAGCACTAATAAAAAATAAAATAAGAATACGTAGAGAACAACATTTCCGCCCTATCATTGATAAATGGTTCGGTCCCAATGTTCAAAAGTATGATGACTATGCTTTTGATATAGCATTAGAAATACTGCAAAAAATTAAAACAAGATTTATAGATGGTTATGTCGAATAAAGTTAAATACAGATACACTTGTAGTTATTGCGGAAAAGAATGGGAACTTAGCTACATGGTTAAGAATCCCAATTGTCATTTTTGTAAAGACGAAAACGTAAAATGCCAAGAGATTAAATTAGTTGATTACTATGGTGTTGATGAAAATAAGATTGATTTTGAAAAAATACACTGGTGGAATTGGAGAGATTAATGTGTTTGATCTGTGTTGAAATACAAAAGGGACAGCTTGCCCCAAATGAATTTGCTAAAAAGATGGATATGGTGTTGAGAGAACAACCAGACCATGAAGAGGAATTAATTAATGCTCTCACCAAAGCAGACTTCAAATATTTGGAACAGCTGGACAAATACCTTACAGAAAAACTTATTAAAGAAGTTGCTGATATTCTCACTATTAAGTAGCGGCTGCGGTAGTTATACACAAAAACAAAATACTATTGAGCCAGAGTTTCAACAACTAGTTGATTTATTTGAATTAGAACAAAATATAACAGTTAACGTTGATGTTGTATTTAAAAAAATAGATTATCCAACTGTTGGTCTTTGTTGGTCAAACATTAGTAATAACCAGAAGAAGGGTATAAAAATTGAAATCGACCCTGATTTTTGGAACAAATCGTCTGACATGAAAAGGGAAGAGTTGTTATTCCATGAGTTGGGTCATTGTGTTTTAAACAGAGATCACGATGATTCTATTATTCACTACACTATTCCAAAGAGTGTAATGTATCCTTATGTTTTTGAAAACGCTTACAAAAAATATAGGAGCTATTATGTAGAGGAACTAAAAAATACAAACGCACTATTGACGAATCATCTTAATTGATGTAGAACTAAAGTATAAGGAGCAAGCACATATGAAAAATCTAAAAGTAGTTGTAGCAAATCGTGGTGGTGTTAGTTATGAAGAATCCCGTTCAGCGTATCGCGGTTCTGTAAATATCGCAGGTAAACGCCACCGTACTAAATACTATGCAACACGAATCGGTGCTCGTAGAGCACTGACAAGTCTAATCAATTCTCTTACAACAGCGGCAAGTTAAGGCGCACCATTCTAACAACCTCCTGCGCCAAAGGCACCGATACGCTTCCTCCACGTATCGGTGCCTATTTTTTACTTATATGAAAATATCAATTGGTTCTTCAACAGATAAAAATATATGGGATATAGTTCAGAGTAACATCGAGAACGGGTACACCGTTTATAGTGATAATAGAGATTATTACGTGGATGTACTATCTGACGATAATGTATATAGATCAGAAGACGCACAGTTTCAACACATGCCAAGTGGTATGTATGTAATTAAAAATAACACAGTTTACATGGTGGATAATGTTCAAACTTGGATCAACTTATAAACACGTTAACTGTTTAGATGTTTGTTTTCGTGTTGATGAAATAAATGTAAAAGAAAATGGTGATATCGACCTGAAAGGATTGTGGTTAAATCAACACTATGATATGTTAGTTATATGTAATGACGACATTACAGTTACAAAAAATCGTTTACATCAATGGAGAGAACTAAATGTCAAATAAATATGATGTTTTTTCAAACAAATTTGCTCAAGATATTTTTTTGCAAAAGTATTCAATGAACGGAACCGAAACATGGGCGGACACATGTGCTCGTGTTGTAGGTGCTGTTTGTGGACAACTTGTAGATTCAAAAACTAAAAGTAAGATTTTAAAATTCATGGTTGACCGGAAGTTTATTCCCGGTGGCCGCTACTTATATTCTTCAGGTAGATCATTTCACCAAGTAAATAACTGCTTTCTTTTTCGGGCAGAAGATACCCGAGAAGGCTGGGCAGATCTTATGAATCGTACAACCTCTGCTCTACTTACTGGCGGTGGTATTGGTGTTGACTATACAGCCATCCGTCCAGACGGAGCACCAATCAAACGCACTGGGGGCTTTTGTACTGGACCTATCTCATTGATGGAAATGGTTAATGAGACTGGCAGACATATCATGCAGGGTGGCCAACGCCGCTCCGCTATTTGGGCTGGTCTTAATTGGGATCACCAAGATACAATGAAGTTCATTCATCTTAAAGACCATACCCCAGAGTTGAAAGCACTCAAAGAAAAAGATTTTAATTTCCGTCTTCCGATGGAGTTTACAAATATCTCCGTCATCTACGATACAAATTTCTTTATTGCGATTGAAGACGAGTCTCACCCCAATCATGCCAACGCAAAAAAGATTTGGCTTGAGAACTGTAAACAAGCATTCTCAACAGCTGAACCTGGAATGTCTTTCAATTTTAGAAAAGATGCAGAATCTCTCCGCAACGCCTGTACAGAAGTAACATCTGAAGATGACTCAGATAAATGTAATCTTGGTACAGTCTGGATGAATCGTTGTAAAGACAAAGCAGAGTTTGCTGAAGTCGTAAAATATTCTACATTATTTTTACTTTGTGGAAGTATTTATTCAGACGTTCCAACTGCTAAAATTAAAGAAGTTGGAACTAAAAACAATCGAATCGGATTAGGTCTTGGCGGAATCCATGAATGGTTAATGCTTCGTGGACACAAGTACGAGTGTGTACCAGAGCTTCACAAATGGCTTGCCATCTACGAGCGAGAGTCCGACTCGGCTGCATTCATTGGAGCAAAACAATTAAACGTTGCCGTTCCTAAAGGCGTTAGAGCAATTGCTCCAACCGGAACTATTGGTATCATTGCTGAAACAACAACAGGTATCGAGCCACTCTTCTGTAAAAGCTATAAACGCCGTTACTATAAAGAAGGTAAGTGGATGTACCAGTATGTTGTAGATGGTGCTGTTAAACGGCTTATGGAACAGGGTGTAAAGATCGAAGCTATCCAAGACTCTTATGACATCTCATTTAAAGAGCGAGTAAAATTCCAAGCCGATGTTCAACAGTATGTTGATATGTCTATCTCTTCTACTTGTAATATGCCATCTTGGGGATCAGAAAAAAATAATGAAGAAACTCTTGAACAGAATGCTAAAATTCTTTTAAAGTATGCTAAGAGGCTTAGGGGATTTACTGTTTACCCGGATGGATGTAGAGGTGGACAACCACTTACTCAAGTACCACTTGAAGAAGCATTACTCGTTGAAGGTCTTGTATTTGAAGAACGAGAAGGCGAATGTGTTGGGGGCGTATGTGGAGTTTAAATATGGAAGAAGAAAGAAAACTAAATCAATCATTCGCAGCCCCGATAGCTGGTGTATATCGGTATGAATTAATTCCGGCTGACAGCCCCATTAATTATCATATTGATCTTTGGTATCAGTTTTCTATGGGCATGGATGACGAAGAATTACTTAACGAATACGATGATGCTGTGTATTTAAAAAAAGGTGACTATGTTGTATTCGAAAACGAAACAGTAAAAGTGAAAAACAAAACCCCAAATCTAAGATTGGTAGTTAATAATGACAACAATTGAACGCTATAAAAAAATGTACTCAGAGCCCAATGATAGTGATAACATCGTGCTACAAAACAACAAAGCAATTGTTCCAACTTGGTTCGCTGTGTACTTGTTACATGGCTCAGGTATTAAATCTAGAAAAAAAAGAATTGTTAAAAAGATTTTAAAGACTCAGCTTAAAAAATTAATATTAAATTATGTCGAATCAAAAAACAGAGAAAATTAGTATAAAAACAAGCGATGGTACATATGTTGTTACAGTTAGTTTATCTTCTAGTTTAGAAGATAAAAAGATAAATGCAGTATATAGAAATGGTACAATAACGGCTTGGATATCCAACTTTTGGTGGGAAATACCAGAAGATGAGCAAATAAACAAAGACGCCGAGCCACCTAAACCCAAACATTGTTGGCACCAGTGGAAAGAATATGTTGGTTTTACTGAACGTTATTGGTATTGTGAAAAGTGTGATAGCAAATCACAGGAGAATCCAAACAAATGTTTTTAAAATTAACAAAATCATCCGGCGCAAAAGTCAGAGTTAGCTCTGAACACATTTCATACTATCACTTATTCAATGGTGGAACTATAATTATATTTCATGAAGGTCATCATCTTGAAATTCAAGAAAATCCTGAATTGATAGACAAACTATTACAAGACTCTTACATTACAATTAAAGAGGCATATGAAAATCGAATTGGCGAAATACCACAACATCCGACCAACTATCAAGTCGATGATTCAGAACAACTTCAATCGTGATCACGTTGATCTTGTTGCTAATATGGCTGTCGCCTGTAACTGTCCTGTCATTGTATGTTGCTATTATTATGCTGAAGCTTTGGGATATATGCCAGAAGAAACTAAAAATCAAATAAACAACTTGATGATTTTTTATAACTACAATAACATTGAGGGTATTGAAACCCTAAAGGAATTCAAATGAGAGAATGTTACTTAGTAACAAAAACGGATACTTTATTTTTAGATTTGTATAATTCGCCTATCTCATTACACTCGTCATACGAAGCAGCAAAACAAAAAATCAGTCTAATGAATAAGAATGACGAAAAAAATAACGTAACACACAACGAATACAAAATACATCCAATGGAATTAGTAGAAGAACTTAATCAATTTCAAATACAATTAAATCTTTTATGAAGAAAAAAGAATATACTATTCAAGTAGACGGTAACAGAACAACAGTATCATCGCCGGATTATTCAACTACTACAGTTGCATCGAGTGATGCCAACAAAACAGCAATAAAGATTCATCACCCAGAGCATTACAATAAAGGCATTGAATGCTGGGACTACATTGTATCTCACAACATGGGATTCCTTGAAGGTAACGTCATTAAGTATGTCACAAGATACAAACTTAAAAATGGTAGGGCTGATCTCTTGAAAGCTAAAGAGTATCTTGATAAGCTACTGGAAGAGGTTAAGTAAAAGCAGCCCCAATTTTATCCAGTATGTTAAAGTAAGTTTAACTTACTGACTAGGAGTGTTATGACATTACCAGATGAAAGAACAAGAGCGATTGTTAAAGCTAGAAACTTTCTTTATGATCTAACAGACCCAAAGAAAACTCCTCGTATTCCTAAAGCTATTAGAAAAGAAGCATTCCGTATTCTTAAACATTACCCTTGGGATTCTTATTTAAATATTACAGCAGAAGCTTTGCCTGATGTCTGGGGTAAAACTAAAGATTGACAATACCAACCAAAAACAGTATCATCTAGATATGAGTAGGCTATATCGTTTAAAGTTACACGATAAGACAATCAAATACCTCAATAAAATTAAAAGAGAATATGGTGTTAAAGTTTCTGTTGGAAAGATTCAGGACTTTAATATCAGTGAATTTTTTGATATTGATGGCACACCGCTCACAGCGGGATCAGCCGCTGGATATTATTTTGCAACTCTTGATGGATCTGAATATCTTTATGTAGCAAACAAACAGGTGTACAAAAAAGGCCACGATGCTATTGTACTACATGAGATCGGCCATCTACTATTAAATAGACACCGTTATGTGAAATATAAAAGCCAAGAAGAATCATTCGCAAATGGTTTTGCTCTAGCTAAAGCACAAGAACTTGGTATTTACATCGACCCTGATATGGTTGTTGAAATGTGTAAGTACTCAGATAAATATTATAAGAAAACAATTAAGAAAGTAAAACGTAAATGAAGAACAAACTTTCTCATAGTGCGTCAAACCAATTCATGGACTGTCCCACAAAGTGGAAGTACCACTATGTAGATAGGCTTCGTTCTAAGACACACCATGCCGCCCTTGCCTTCGGTTCCGCTGTAGACTCGGCTGTTACTACTCTACTTAAAGGCGGGGAGAAGAAGCCCGAGGATATCTTTGCCTACTTTTGGAGGTTTCAAGATATCAATGGCAAACAAACCTACCTCCCCACTTCCACTCAAATTGTTTACGCCAACTCTGATTATGATGAGGAGCTACTCCTCCCAGAAGATATTGATAAACTTAGAGAAGAGTTTAAACTAGAAAATCCATTAGCTGAAGTACAGAAAGTGTATTCTGAAAAAGAATACATGGGTTTTGATGGACTCCCCGAAGATAGAAAGAAGATTCTAAACTATGCCAATTGGCTATCACTCTATCGCAAAGGCTTGCTGATGGTACAAGCTGTGCGAGAAGATGTAATGCCAAAGATCAAGAAGGTACACGGCTCACAGGTTTATTGTAAGCTAGAGAACGATGTTGGTGATCTTATCGTTGGCTATGCCGATATGGTGGCAGAATGGGAAGGATATGATGAACCTATTATCTTTGACTTTAAAACTTCTGCGAAAGATTATGCGGTCGATTCGGTACTTACGTCGCCGCAATTGACTTTGTATGTTCACTCACTTAGCAGCGAGTACAAGAACACCCGCCGTGCTGGATACATCGTGCTAAACAAGAACGTTAGAAAGAACCGCACGAAGATCTGTAAGAAGTGTGATTATGTAAATGAAGGCACTAACCACAAGAGTTGTAATAATACAGTAGATAGTGTACGTTGTAACGGGGAATGGAATTCAAAGCTAAACCCAAAGATCCATGTGCAAGTTGTTATCGACTTGATTCCAGAGAAGACAGAACAGATTGTCCTTGAGAACTTCGATTACATCAATGCATCTATTAAGAATGGTGTATATCACCGCAACTTCTCAAGCTGCGTAAAGCCTTATGGAAAATGCACGTTCTACAATCTCTGCTACAAGGATAGCATGGATGGGCTTGTTAAGCTGGAGGAAAAATGAGTTACGTTGAGCATTGTAAAAAACACGGCCAGTATCACGGAGAAATCTGCGGAGAGTGTTTTGAGGATCTCAAAGCATTAGAAAAAGCTTATTATGAACAGGAAGAAGAATTAGATGCCACTATGATAGCGTTTAATATTCTTAAAAAAGAAAACGAGCAGCTACGCGCAATGTTAACTTCCATCAAACAATCTCTGATTGAAATTAGTATTCAATCGGAAGGCACAGTAATGGCTATTGACGAAATGGAAACTAATAAAGTATTATAAACTTATGATTAAAAAATATGAAACATATCTCAAAATTGACAAAGATTACCAACCATCGCCAGGTATTGAAGTCGTTAGTAAATTACGTCCTAATGTTTATCGAGTGGTGTATGACCATCGTACCGATACGGTAAGCTTTACTGAGATGGAAACAAATCACGATGAACTTGTCGATTTACCTAGTCCTGAATATGAAATGATTACTCAGGATGTTGATATGTTTCTTACCTCTGAATGTGAAGCACGATTTAAAGAAGTTGGCTTTTTACATAAGTTTAATATACTTTTGTATGGTTTACCGGGAACAGGGAAAACGTGCTTAGTTAATCGTGTAGCACAAAAGGTAATCGCATCTGGTGGGATTGTTTTATTTAACCCACCACCTGCAGCGTTAAAATCTACATATGAAGTATTAGACGCTATTCAACCAGAAACCAGAGTGTTGATTATCTTTGAAGAAATGGATCAACATGTAAGAGATGATGAAACTACTCTTCTACATGTACTCGATGGTGAGGTTCAAAAAAAGAACGCTATGTATATTGCAACAACTAACTACATTGAAAAAATTCCAGCTCGGGTAAAAAGACCCGGAAGGTTTTCGGTTGTTGTAGAAATTGAATTCCCTAACGCAACTGCTCGAAGAACATACTTAACTACAAAACTAAAAGATAAAGCTATCATCGAACATATTGTTAAGAAAACAAAAGGATTTAGTATTGATGAACTAAAAGAAGTAGTAAGGGGTTACTACTGTATGAAGAAAGAACTAGATCCATACATTAAATATGTTGCATCAAATTCTGGTAAAAAAATAAATGAATTAGATGATGGTGATGGATTTATATCAGATGAATATGCCTGGCCAGAGAGAACACCTGAAGGTGATTTTAAAAGAGCATTAAGTAATTTTGTAAATAAAAAATAATAATTATGGAAAATAAAATTAAGAAATATGAAAAACAATGTCTTGATTATGCAGAAAAGTTTAAGCGTAATTGGGAGTGGTATGGCATGGTTAAAGATGCTTGGCTTGCTGGTTATCAACAAGCTAAGATTAATTTTTCTGAATTTGAAAAAGAAACACACATCCTTGTCAGTGAAAACGGAAGTCATCAAACTGGAGAAAAACTCACATACCCCGGAGGAAAAAATGGGCAGACCGAAAAAACAAGTTGACTCTGAACTAAAAACAAATACAGCAGATGCTGTGGAAACGGAAACTGTTATGGAACAAACAAAACAAACGTCAGTTCTAGATGGATTAGCTTTAGGTATTTCTAAAACCAAAGATGGTTGGGCAGTTGTACAAATCGCTTACAACGCAGAATCTGGAGAATCAGACTTGCAAGATGTTCACCTAGCTGGTATATCTAGAGATGACGCAATTGAGTTATTCAAGATTACAGCAGTGGAGAAAGGACTTGTATGAAGACAGTAACTACGCCGAAAGGTACAGCACTACCCCTTGTCAACCTAAAGGGTAAAGATTATTTAATGGTTGGCCACAGACTTCAGTGGTTCAACGAAACGGAAACAAACTTCCGAATTGAAACCGACTTCCTTCTTGTTAATGATGATCAAACGGTAGCACGAGCTATTGTTACTGTCTTTGATAAAGAAGGTAAGGAAGTTAAACGGGCCAGTGCAACAAAGCGCGAAACCAAGAAGGACTTCTCCGATCATACCGAGAAAGCTGAAACTTCAGCAGTAGGTCGCGCTCTAGCTATGCTTGGATATGGGACACAATTCGCTATCTCAGATCTTGACGAAGGCGATAGGATCGTAGATAGTCCAGTAGTAGACGCTCGTGGCGCAGCATCTAAGCCAGCCGATAGTGTAGCCAAATTAGAGTCAGCAGTAGGATCAGTTGCTGATATTAAAAAAGCAGGATCATTTAGAAAAACAGCATCTAAAAAACCAGACGTTGCAGTAGGAGCAGAATCAGATGGATGGGAATGAAGCAGTACAGTTAGAACAGGAAATGATTAAACAGGAGCAGCTAAACCAAACCCCACCGGAGGAAGTTGCTGCTTCTATGTTTAATCTTTATCTACCTCGATTCCAATTGATGGTAGATAAACTTAGTAATAAATCCCTACGAAGAGTTCTTAAAGCATTGATTGAATATCCCCTTGTAGAAGAAGATTTTAAATTCTCTAATGAACTTGAAAAGGAAGCTTTTCTTGTTGCAGAGAATCTTATCTTAGCTAAAGTAATGATGATCAATCATACCCTCATGCAGCATGAAGTGGACTTGCAAAGTGTGGGAGAAACTGATAATGTAGTTAAAGAACAGGAGAATGAAAATGGCTAAATCAAAACGTACTGTAGTAGGATCTGTTTGTAAATCTAAAGATACTGGTAAACCGGATTATCTTGTTCTTCGTGGTCAAACAGCAGATGCTCTTGCTAAAGCACTATTATCAGCAGATAAACAAAAAGGTCTTACTCTAAAGCTAGAGAGCAAGAAGTTTCAAATGGAAAGTCTAGATGCTGCAGTTGCAGGGGGTAAGCTATCAAGTGATTTAGCTGAAAAGATCAAAGCTGATCGTATTGAAAAAATCCCAGACTGGGTTAGGTTTGAACTCGTTCTAGTTGAATCTCAAAAGTAACCTTGATTTGGATTTGTGACACCTACCTAATCGTGATGGCGATTTGTGTAATTGTTGTCCCATCAGCATGACACAATGAGAGTGGTGTGTTCGGGAAGCTTTTCCCGTAGTTCAGTAGAGAACTAAGTTAGTTCTGTTTAGAACTACATAAGCTGTAAAGAAAGCATCTACCGTATTTTGTGGGTTTTGATAGTTAAAACTTACCGTGTGGCCCCGGCGTTAACGGGGCACTTTTTTAGGAGGCACAATGATGAGTCACTTTATTCGTTTCACCAAAGGTGTAGCTGATAAGGGTAAGCTTATTTTACCCACCGAAGTATTCGATCATATTGATGATGGTGATAAAGATTACTATGCTTCTGCATATCTATACAACGAACAACAAGCCGAAGAGTTTAAGAAAACAGGAACAGTTCGTGGTATTAAAGATGTTGTAACAAATCGTATTTGGTTTGATTTTGATACAAGTGAAGATCCATCATTTGCACAAATTGATGCTAAAGAAGCAATTAGACGTTTAGAAAAGTATGGCATCAATAAAAAGAATATTGAAATCTATTTCTCAGGTAACAAAGGATTTCACCTTGTTGTAACCCTCAATAGGTTTATTCAACCCGAACAAGTTTACAACATTTGTGTTAAAAAGTTTGGACAAGATTTAAAATCATTAGACTCTGCTGTATATGATCCCTCCCGTATCTTTCGTGTCCCTGGTACAAAGCATCAGAAAAGTGGTCTGTATAAAATCCCTCTTACATACAACCAATTGTTTACACTAAATATCAATCAAATCAAAAACTTAGCTAGTTCATTGGATAACATCACTGAAGATTTTGAATGGGAAGTAGCTGCACCAAAAGAAGAATTATTTGTTATTGAAGATAAAAAACCAAATAAACGAGAAATCATCCCTGAACTTCTAGACTTCTCCAAAAAACCCAATCAATGGAAAAACTGTAAGTGGGCTCTCTTACAAGGTAACTTCAAAGAAGGTGAGCGTCATAACGCCTTGATGGTTATTGCTGCAACTTGTCGTGGGTTAGGATACGACAAGGATACAACCTATTACATGTGTAAGTCTGCCATGAAAAAACAGGCAATGCTTACAGGACAAGAAGAGTTCAACAAAGAAGAACTATATACAAATATCATTGAACAATCTGTGTTTACTGATAATTGGGAAGGTGGACAATATAGTTGTCAAAAACCCGGCTGGCTACAAACATATTGTTCATCTCTAGAAGAACATAAATGTAAAACTGAAACAGAAGAACCACCAGTAATTCAAGTTACTGATATGGGTTCCTTGTTCTCTTCATATGCCCAAAACTTTGAACAGAATATTATTAAAACCGGAATCCCTAAGTTAGACGATAGGGCAATGATTTGTGCTTCAACATTAAATGGATTGCTTGGACAGCCCGGTGCAGGTAAAACATCTATGTCCTTGCAGTATCTTCTTAATACGTCCAAGAATGACATTCATTCAACGTTCTTTAGCTTGGACATGGGTATGCCTATTGTGTATGCTAAAATGGTCCAGAAGCTAACCGGATACGATTTTAAAGAAGTATTACGTATCTTTAAAGAAGATCCCAAGCTTTCTTTAAAACTGAGTGAACAGCTTAAAGAAGATTATAAAAACGTTGGGTTTAATTTTAAATCAGGGTTAACTGTACCCGATCTAAAACGCACAATCGTTGAACAACAAGAAGAGAAGGGTGAGAAGGTCAAGCTGGTCGTTATTGATTATCTTGAATGTCTTGCTGGACCGTATTCAGACCAAACAGCTAACACTGGATTCATTGCTAACCAACTGAAAGATCTAGCAAATGAATTGTCTGTTGCTGTTCTACTATTACTTCAAACTCAAAAACACTCAACCCCAGATGTTTCAGATCCACTACTTTCGTTAAAAGGTGTGAAGGGTTCAAGTCTTATTGAACAAAGTTGTAGCTCCATTCTGACTCTCTGGAGAGAGGGCTATAATCCAAAGACCGTTGCTGATGATAAATATATTTCATTTGCAATTGTTAAAAACCGATTCGGTTCTCTTTGGTCAGGAGACTTTAGCTGGCATGGGGTTACTGGAGATATCCGCGAGTTAACTGAAGAGGAAGAGGAAAACCTTGGTGAATTCCGTGCTAGAAAAGCACAAGCAAAACTAGAAGCAGCTCAACAACAAACTGGGTGGGAATAATATGCCTTCAAAGAAAAAACAATTAGATAGTGAACCTATTGATACATTTGTGTTAGCTTTTATGGGTGAGCTTGTGAATGTTGTTACTGATATTATGATTGTGGATTATGCTCAGAATGAAGATAATACATTAGAACAAAACGCACCAATGGTAGCTAGGGGGTATCTCCTAGATTGTGATCATAATTATCTATACCTAGGTGAAAATCCTTTAGAGGTTTCTCAAGCTATTGCTAAGAATAGAATTACAATGGTTCAAATAGATAGGAAGAAATCTAAATACGAAGAACTTCTAGATGAAATGGGTGATCCTAACAAAAGGGAAGACATTAATTAATGTATGTGGAACAGTTGTCACAAACACTAATACAAGAATTTAATCCCAAATTTTTAGGTTTTGATTTCTTTGATGATAACATGAACATTGTTATTTCATCTGATTGTTTTATAAATCAATCAATGCAGGATAGAGTAAAATCTGTATATAATTGTATTCAAGAAAAATCACCAAATGTTCTTGAATATCACCGTATATTTGTACATACTTTTACTCAGGCAGAGCTTACTGACGTTCTAGAATACAACAAAGAAGGTACAAATGTCTGAAGGAACAGTTGTGGTTATCGTTGGTAAAAGAGATCAACGTGTTCGAAATCATGAAGAAAAGGAGTTGCACGGTACAGTAGTAAAGATTGAGCACGGTAAGGTATGGGTGATGCTTCCAGATGGTGATCTTTGGGTGGGGGAAGATTATCAAGTATATCCAAAACAAGAGGAAGAAGAATGCACGACAAACTGATCTATGGTAAGGATGAGACACAACGCATAGTTTCAATCGAACCAATGGTAAGTGCCGCTGCCCTGGAGGTTTTCACAGAAGATGAAAGTAATAATGTCAATTCTCACATTGTTAGTAATCGGTATTGGATTCTTTCGAATCAAAACGTTGATGGATCATTTACAAGATTAAATGGCAATCTCCACTACAAATACGGTAAACAGTTTACTACCCGTAGTGAATTCATTTCATTTAAAAAACAACACCAACGTAGTGATTTGTATTCTATCTATGACCCTAAAGAATCAGCTATGGTTAAAGATGGGATTACATATTTCAAAGGAATGAAACCACAGGATGTTTCCATTCTATCTTTTGACATTGAAACAACAACGCTCGACCCCACCGCACCGGGAGCTTCTGTCCTTCTTATCTCCAATACATTACGCAAGGGTAATAAAGTAGAAAGAAGATTATTCGCATACACAGATCATGACAGTGATGTTGATATGGTTAATGCATGGTGTGATTGGGTAAAGGAACAAAACCCATCCATCATATGTGGGCATAACATCTATTCATTCGATTTAAAATATCTGTACGAATACATGGATAAGATGGGTCATGATCTTAGGTTAGGTAGGAACGACACCAATATTCGATTTGAGGAATACGAATCTAAATTCCGTGTGGATGGTACTCGTGATTTACATTACAATAAGGTACGTTGTTATGGTAGAGAACTCATTGATACAATGTTCCTTGCCTATAAATACGATATCGGGCGCAAGTACGAAAGCTATGGGCTAAAAAAGATTATCGCTCAAGAAGGGTTAGAAGCAAAAGATCGTATCTTTTATGATGCTTCACAGATTCGCTTTAAATATAAAGATCCTGAAGAATGGGAACTAATCAAACAATACTGTTTGCATGATGCCGACGACGCATTGAAACTGTTTGATTTAATGTCACCACCGTTCTTTTACATGACCCAATCAGTCCCTAAAAGCTTTCAGTCAATGATTGAATCCGCTTCTGGGAGCCAGATCAACTCAGTCATGACACGGAGCTATCTACAAGAAAAACACAGCATTCCTAAAGCATCAATGACGGCTGAGTACGAGGGAGCTATCAGCTTCGGCAATCCTGGTGTCTATCGGAACGTATTTAAGGTTGACGTAGCATCTCTGTATCCATCAATCATGATTGAATACAAAGTACATTCTCCTGAAAAAGATCCTAATAAGAACTTCTTAAACTTGGTACAGACGTTTACCGAGCGACGACTTTATCATAAAAGTTTGGCTAAGACTGATAAGTATCATGATGACATGCAAGCTGCATTCAAAATTTTTATTAACAGTTGTTATGGTTTTTTAGGAAGCACGGGCCTAAACTTTAATATGCCACAAGGTGCAGCCTTTATTACAAAAACAGGTAGAGACATTCTATCAAAAGCAATTGAATGGGCTGAAGGAAAAAAATTTAAAATTGTAAACGCTGACACAGATTCAATATCTTTTACAAAAGAACATGGAGATGATTTCTCAAATGATGACTGTAATAATCTTTTAAAAGATTTAAATTCGTTATATCCTTCAACAATTAGATTTGAAAATGATGGTTTGTATAAATGTGTAATTGTATTTAAAGCAAAAAATTATGTATTATATGATGGTAAAAAAATTAAAACAAAAGGATCAGCAATTAAAGCAACAACTAAAGAACCTGCTCTCAGAGAATTTATCAATACTATTATTAATAGCATTATTGATGGTAGAAATGATTACGATAATATTTATAAAGCATATGTAAAAGAAGCATTAAATGTTAAAGATATTAAAAGATGGGTTAGTAGAAAAACAATTTCAGATAAGGTTTTAAACCCACAAAGAACAAATGAGCAGAAGATATTCGACATTATACAAAACACAAATATATCAGAAGGTGATAGGATATACTGCTTTTTTAAATCGGATGGAAGTCTAGGGTTGGCGGAAGAATTTTCTGGAGATTATGATAAGGATAAGATGCTTGAAAAACTTTATAAGACATCTGAAATATTTGACACAGTAATTCCAGAAGGAACTTTTATAAACTACAAATTGAAAAAAAATAAAAAAGCATTAGAGGAAATAGTATTATGAATCCTTATGTTATTGGTATTCTAATTGTTGCATTAGTTTTATTAGTTTGGGCAATTGCTGCAGAAAGATATTATAAGATGGGATATCAACACGCAATAGACGATGTAAAATTACTCGGTGATTTTATTAAAAAGAAAATAAAAGATAACTCAGATGAAAATTAAATTTTTTCAAATAGCAAAAGCAGCATCAAAGCATTCAGATCATCCTGTTCATCAATTGGGTGCTGTTATCGTAAAAGGTAATAAAATAATTTCAGTTGGATTTAATAAAAATAAAACTCATACAAAGTCTAACCATGCTTGGAAAAGATTACATGCTGAATTGTGTGCAATCATTAAAGCAAAACAAGACTTGACAGGATCAAGTATTTACGTTTATCGTGAAACTAAGAATGGTAATCTTGGGTTGTCTAGACCTTGCCCAAGTTGTATGGAAGCCATTCAAGAAGCTGGGATAAATAAAATTTACTACACAATAGAAACCGGGTACTCTGAGGAAACAATATGATTGAAGCTCTTTCTTTTGACGACGTTCTTATTATCCCCGAATACTCAACTATCAAATCAAGGAAAGATGTTAGCACTGTAACTAAAATGAATGGAATCACTCTTGAAGTTCCAATCATCTCATCCAACATGGACACTATTACTGAATCTGAAATGGCTAAAACCATGCACATGCTTGGGGCAGGAGCTTGTCTTCATAGATTTAACACAGTAAATGAAAACAAACAGATGTACAAAGCATCTCCAAAGCAAACAATGGTTTCTATCGGAGTGGGTGCTGCTGAATTTGATAGAGCACTAGCTTTGTTTGAAAGCGGCGCAGAGACATTTGTTATTGACGTAGCACATGGTGCAGCACAGCATGTTGTAGAGCAATACGATAATCTACGTGCTATTGTAAAAGAAAATGCAAATATCATTGTTGGTAACTTTGCTACTGGGATTAGTATTAGAGATTTTAAACATCAATTAAAATCCAGGGTCATGCCTGATGCATATAAAATTGGAATCGGTGGTGGTAGTCTTTGTACTACTCGTGTTGTTACAGGCTGCGGCTTACCTACTTTCCAATCAATTCTAGATTGTAGGGGTTATGCAGATAATCTAATCGCTGATGGTGGTATTCGTAACAGTGGTGATATAGTTAAAGCACTAGCTGCTGGAGCTAAAGCTGTTATGGTTGGGGGTCTTCTTTCAGGAACAGAAGAAACCCCTGGAGATGATGTTATAATTGGAAAGGGGTCACCATTAGAAACCAGATATAAAAGATACCGTGGCTCGGCATCTCTTGAATCTTATGAGATTCAGAATAAGGTTGCTGACCATAGAGCGGCAGAGGGAGAAGCAACCCTTGTTGAATGTAAAGGACCAGTCAGACATGTTATTCTTAACCTAGTTGGCGGCATTCGTTCTGGCATGAGTTATGTTGGTGCTTCAAACTTGACTGAACTAAGAGAATCTGCTAAGTTTGTAAGAGTAACAGATTCGGGTAAGAGAGAATCAAGAGCACATGCCAAGGAGGTTTAATGTCACACTTCATCGTTAAAAACAAAACCAAACTCCTAGACATGAATCTAGGAGACAGGGTTCCTGAGTCTGATTTTAGCATCATGACTCCCGAAGGAATCTTTGTTCAGCTTGAGCACATTGACGATGAAGAAGATATTACACCTTATGAAGTGACTCCTGGTATTTGGGTTATCCAAAAAGTAGGTAATCAATTAAAGTTAATTAAGACTGAGTTTGTGAAGGACGAGATCTTATCATCGTTCGTACACACACAGTCTATTACAGACAAGATTGATTGCTTCTTTAAAAAACTTGATGTATATAAGAAGTATGGAATCGAAGTACCTAAAAGGGGGATTCTTCTTTATGGCCCACCGGGATCAGGCAAGACTACTATCATCAATAAGATAGCAGAACGTTATGGCGCAGATTTAAAAACAGCAGTAATCACCTGGCCTACAGATAAGTATGAAGCATATCAAGTAAAAGATTTTATTAAAAGCTTTTCATACAGCGGAGTTGATAAAATCATTCTTGTTGTAGAAGACATTGGTGGAGTTGAGATTGACCAAACCAGAATGAAGAGTGATTCATCTCTCCTGAGTTTGCTAGACAATCAAGAAAAAACATTTAAGATTCCTGTACTCATCCTCGCTACTACAAACTTCCCAGAAGTCTTTCTTGGTAATCTTACAAATCGACCACAACGGTTTGATGATAAGATTGAAGTTGGTTTACCTCCAGCAGAGTCTCGTGTTGAGTTACTTAAGTTCTTATCCAAAGGAGAGAATGTTACCGAGAAAGAATGTGAGTTTGTGAAGAGTAAAGCATGTGCTGAATTTTCTCCTGCACACATTAAAGAATGCATCATTCGTGCTGCTATCTATGACAAACAACTTATTGATACAATGAAAGAAGTAGCAGACGAAATCGTAACATATAAAAAAGCATTCTCTAAACAGAAGTCTATGGGTATGGGATCTTATGATTGATAATAAAGTTTTATATAATTTATATTTAAATAATCAAACAACTGAGGGTTTTTTATTAAATAAATATTCATTCCATATTTCAACATGTGATCAATATTTTAATAAAAAAGAATCTTATATTGTATCTGAATCAACAATATCAAAAGAAAAAGAAATAGATGATAGTATTGAGCATCTCATAGGTAGATCACGCACTACATTCGGATCAAAAAATTTAATTCCAGAATAGTTTTATTTAAAAAAATATGGATAATCTGATTAATTTAGGTAACTTTAAAAAAAATAAAGAAAAGGAAAAAATTCTAGAGAAATCAGAAAAAGCTGTAGATGAAATGAAATTAATTCTACAGATATTAGATTTAACTATAACTGGTCTTAGTCATTTTACAAAATATGTAGTTGTAACGGAATGTATCTCTGTGTTAGAAAGTAATAAGATTCTTCTTCAGATACATCTTAAAAAATATAATAAAGCAATGGATAAAATAAAAGAAGATATTAAAAATGGCAAACTGGAAGAAACTGGTAAAGAGAATACCTAATAAAGTTCAACTCTCTAGAAAAGGAGAGTATGAAATTGTATGGGTAGAATCATTTAAAGAAGATGATGTTGTCGGTGAAACAAGATTTGACCGAAAACAAATTGCTATTAAAGACAAGATGTCTGCAAAAAATACAGTCATCACTTATTTACATGAAGTAACTCATGGTTTATCAGCAGAACACGATGTACAATTAACAGAAAATCAAGTACTAGCAATAGAAAAGGGCTTGTACTATCTTTTAAAAGATGGTAATATTTTTAAAAAGGATTGACAATGAAGAAAATTTTAATTTTAGGCGACTCACACTTACCATATACAGACTTTGATGTAATTGAACAAGCACACGACTTTGCTAAAAAATTTAAACCAGATCTAGTTATTTCAACTGGAGACATGACTGACCAAAAGTATTGGAGCAGGTTTCCTAAATCACCAGAAGATGACGGTGGATTACTGGAATGGGAAAAGGTGTTGGAAGGAGCAAAGGAATTTGCTAAGATGTTTCCCAAGATGATTATCCTTAACTCAAATCATGATCGTCGTTATGCAAAGAAAGCAGCTGAGAGTGGCATCCCTAAAATTATGATTAGGACACTTTCAGAACTCATTCCCAATAAAGGCTGGCAATGGCATCTTGGACCTAATCCTTACATCGTTGATAATATCGCCTTTATGCACGGGGATGAACTTCAGGGCGGAGTAAAAGCCAAAGCAAACGTACTAGGGATGAATGTTGTACAGGGACATTCCCACAAGGCAGAATTACACTACGTCAATACATTCAACAAAAGCGTATTCGCAATGGACGTAGGTTGTACAGTAGACCCTAAAAGCGCAGCGTTTGATTATGCAGCTAGTTCATTAACAAAAGTTTGGGTAGGGTTTGGATTTATTGAAAATGGTATTCCTCATCTAGTACCGAAGAAAAAGTAATATGAAAACTAAATATTTATTAATGATCTTTGATGAAGATAACACTCTACTAGGATACACCAGTTATTTGTTTAACACACAAAAACAAGCAAAAAAATATGTAAAATTATTAGATTCTACCGGTAGAAAAAATGTTTTAGCGCCATTGAGAGTATTAGACACAAAAGAAATTAATAATGAAATAAAAAAATTTTCACAACTTGTTGGGCAGTAGCTCAGTTGGTATAAATAATATGTTTTGTAAAAAACATGGAGAAATCAAATCAATAAAAGTAAAAGATAGAAAACAGAGATGCTCTAAATGCGCAATAGATGCCGTTTCTAAAAGAAGACAAAAAATAAAATTGTTGGCAGTAGAATATAAGGGTGGAAAATGTGAAAAATGTTTCTATAAAAAAAGCATAGCAGCATTACAATTCCATCACTTAGACCCAGCTAAAAAAGATTTTGGCATCTCCCAAAAAGGAGCAACAAGAAGTTGGGAAAAAGTAAAACTAGAATTAGATAAATGTATCTTAGTATGTGCAAATTGTCATGCTGAAATACATGAAGAACTAAAATTAACCGAGTGGTCGTAGGTTCGAACCCTACCTGCCCAGCCATTAACCAAAGGAGAATAAAATGAAAGCAGTACAAGTATTTCTTCGTGACGAAAGAGCAATTGCCCCAACTCGCAACAAGTCAACCGATGCTGGATTAGACTTGTATGCTATGGAAGATAAGTTTATTGAGCTAGGTACAACCGCAGTTGTACGCACAGGGGTTTCAATTAACATCCCAAACGGGATAGTAGGTAAGATTGAAGATCGTAGTAGCCTAGCAGCAAAAGGATTACGCACTGGTGCAGGTGTAGTTGATGCTGGATATAGCGGAGAAGTGGGAGTAGTAATCCATAATCTAACTTCCCAATTATCATCAGACCCTGTTCTACATAGAAAGGGTTATCAAGTTCGTCGTGGCGATAAGATTGCCCAGCTTCTTACATATGCAGTCGAGACACCAACTGTAGAAGTTGTGAGTAATCTCTGGGAATCTGAAAGAGGAGCAGGAGGCTTCGGGAGTTCAGGCCGATGATTACAAATGAATTTTTTCATGGATACCATCAAGCGTTGAATACGGTAGAAGAAAATGTTGATTCCTTACTCAAACTTAGAGAACAGGGAGACAACGATTTCTTCTACACCAGCGCACTCAAACAGGTTAAGTCTCATATTAATCAAGTGCGTGAATCTTATAAAGAGCTACAAAAGCAGTTGGCAAATGAGCAAAAGAAAAAGCGAACTTGAAGATAAGATTGAACAGCTTGAATCTGAAATAGAAGAATTAAAAATTACAAACAATGCGCTTAGACGAAGACTAAGAAAAATAGATAGTAGGTTCAATGAAGATGATTATCTTGAAGATGATCAAATGGAAAAAAAATACGAACGGTTAAACCAATATAATTGTCCTTATTGTAAAAAAAATACAATGGTGGAAATTGAAATAGCTGGGCGACTCATTAGAAAGTGTGACAACTGTGGTAAGAGAACGAAAGCCCAAAAAGTATAACAAGAAAACATTTGTAACTGGTGCTTTAAGACGAGCATCCCTCCGATGGCCTCCTAGAAACATGGCTTTAAAAAAAGCTCGTGTTGATAGGGGGCTTTATCGTTGCTCAATGTGTGGGGAGAACTTTAAACGTGACGACATTCATATTGACCACATTATTCCTATTGTTGATCCATCAAAGGGGTTCGTTGGATGGGATGACTATATTGAAAAACTTTTTTGCCAAGAAGAAGAATTCCAAATCCTTTGTAAATATGATCACGAAGTAAAAACATTATTAGAGGATGAAATGAGAAAAGCATTAAAAACTCTTGACAAAAAAGAAGAATCTGATTAATACTATATGTATGAAACTCAAGTTAGCTTTTATTCAAGATCCAATAACTAAATTACCTTCTGTTTCTCTCACTAATCTAGTATTATCTATTGTATTTCTTCTTGTTGCTGCAAGTCTAGATTTAGCTGGTAAAGTAAAAGGAACTAGCATTGCTCTTGAGTATTTTGGCGTATCGTCTGCCTTGTATTTTTCAAGACGGATAAATGTAAATGGCCGTAGCTTTACGGCAGAAAGAGAAGAAGAAGGTAATGGTTAAAAAGCTTTTAATGTCTATTATTGTTGGAATTGGTGTTAGTACACTATTAGGTGCTATCATTATTATTAATAATATTACAAAGGTATTAAATAATACACCAGTAACAACGAGCACACAAAATTTAGATACCTCAATGTTACCTGACCCCTCTGAACAAAAAGAACCTGAAAAAACTAAAATCGATGTTAATGCAACCGGCATTCCGACATTAAATCTTTCTAAAGGTAATTTCGTTGTCCTTTACGGCCCCATTTATGAAAATGGTAATGAAGTCGCAGAAGCAATCAAACAAGCAACTATGAATCGAGGACCGCTCTCTGGAAACGATCCTTTATACCTATTGATTGATAGTCCTGGTGGAAGTGTCATTACAGGCGGAGCTATCATCTCTGCTATGGAGGCATCACCAGTACCAGTACATACAGTGTGTTTACAACTATGTGCGTCTATGGGTGCAATGATCCATCAATACGGAGTAAAACGTTATAGTGTAAACCGCAGTCTTCTTATGTTTCACGATGCCTCTGGTGGATTTCAAGGCCCATTTCAACAGATTATGTCGCGTATGAATATGATCAACCGTTATGTTAATAAAATGTTTGCTAACGTGGCTAAACGAACTGGCCAATCTTACAAAGATTTTATGTCTAAAATTGGACCAGAAATTTGGATTGATGGTGAAGACGCTGTTGCACAACATTATAGTGATAGTCTTGTAAATGTTGTGTTTAGTAACAACGATGCTGTAAATCCTCCTACTTTTGAAACTCTTCATATTAAAGAAGAAATTAAAAAGAAAATTCTCGGCACAGAATATATTAAACAATAGTATGGAATATTTAGTCGGTTTAATAGTGTTGTTATTAGGTGGATTGTTTTTTGAAAAATCCAAAAGAAAATCAGCAGAAGGCACATTAGAAAACTTAGAAACAAAAAAACAAATACTAGAAGTTGAAAAAAATGTTTCTAAAAATAATGGATTGATAGAAGCAGAGAAAGAGAAAAGGGAGGAAATTAAAAATGAAAAATCTAAAAAATCTCTTGATGATCTTGCTCGTTTCTTCAATGATCGTAAATAACACAGCGATTGCTAACGACGCTACTGTATTAGTTAAAGGGGAATTAGCCCCATATACAGGAGTACTTCTTCCAGAAGAAAAAGCAAATTCCATATATAACGATTTAAATCGATATAAGTTATTGAACGAATCATTAGAACGTACAGTTTCACTTTATGAACAAAACGAAAAACTACAAGACAAAAAAGTTAATACACTTTTAGAACAAAACGATAAACTTGCTATTAACTTACAACAAGCCCGAACTACAAGTAACTGGGAAAAAGTATTGTGGTTTGGGCTAGGGTTTCTTTCAGTTGGGTTAGGTATATATGGGGTTAAAGCGATTACCAAGTGAGCAATCACTTGATGAACTTCTAAAAACATTAGAAGAATCAGAAGAAAAGAACATCGTTGGAGTAACATCCGATGATGTTTTTTCTTTTATTTCAACTTTTAAAATTTTACCTGGCAATGAAAATGTATTAAAAAATAGTTTATATGAATTATATAGGAATTGGTCTAACGACCCTGTAACTAGAAGTAAGTTTGGCGTATCTATTTCCAAGCATTTTTTAAGTCATCAGATCGGTCCTAAACAATACTATAAAATTAATACATCTTCTTTAAACATTCAAAAAGAAACGCTTATACATATAGAAAAAAGAAAAGTTGACAGAACAAAATCACCTTCATGGCAAAAACATTTCAATGATTATTTAACTTTTTACAATATTGAAAAAGGGAACACTTGGGTCCAAAGTTTTGTCCTTTTTCATTTTTATGATAAGTGGTGTTATAAAAATAAAAGAAAATGTATTCTATCAGAAGTTACATTTTTTAATTTTTGTAAGTTATATTTCGAATACAAACGTAATACAGAAAGTCGTATGATGTGGTTTGGAGTTAATAAAGAATTTGTGCAACAATTTCTTTCTTCTCAAAAATTATCACAATTACAAAAGGCAAGAGAAAAGAAATATGGGAAAAAACAAAAGATCAAAAACAAAATATCCGGCATTAAAACCGGAACTAAATCTAAAATCTAGATATGAATTAATTGATTATGATTATATAGATAAATTATCAGAAAGCGAAAAGACTTGGTTAAATAAATTTACAGAAGAATATGTAAATGCTAGTTTAGATTCTGATAACCTAGAAAATAATTTTCACTCTACAGACGAGTTAAAAAAAGATTGTTATAGAAGAAACAATGCGAGGAACCGAGATATTTTAACCCGAGCTAAAGCATCGGGAACTTTTGTAAGTACAGATGAACTACTTGAAACAAAAAAATCAATTAAAATAGAATTAGATTTATTTAAGGAAATTAGTGATAATTTCGAAAATACGGATCATCCCAGCGATAGATCCAACGATGACGGAAACAGCTCCAACGATTTTTAAAATACCATTAATAACAATAACGTGTTCTTTTAATGGTTGAATTTCAGTACGGAGTATCTCTAAATTTTCTTCAGCAAGTTCAGTGCGACGTATGTGTTCTTTAAGATTTTCTTCTTGTTTTGCAGAAGTAACTTTGAGTTCAGAAACATCATCACTGATTCTATCTAAAACTTCGTAGATTCTTTCATTACTCATTTTCCTCATCTCCCATACCAGTTATAGATGGAACCATTTGTCTAAAATCAGGACGTTGCATTAAAGCAAATAAAATAGCTTCTTTTTTAATATTATCACCTTCATCAATTGCTCGACCCAATTGAGTTGCATATTGTTTAAATGCTGGACTCTCTTCCATTGAAGTAGCCAATCTTCTTAATGATGTTTCAGGTAATTTATAAATACTTTTAATTGCAGAAATAGGTGTTGTTTTAGATAATTCACTTACACCCTTTCTAACAGCAGCTTGTGTTTGGCCTAAAATATTAGCAGAAGTAACAAGTGGTTTACGTGCTAGTGTTTCGCTTAAACCACGTAAAATGGGAACACCTGAAGCCGTTTCTCTTTCACCGATAATAACTCTTTTTACAGCACTTTCTTTAGATGTTCTTTCTATTTTTTTAACTAAAGAATCTCTCATTGCTTCTGGAGTTTCAAACCCTAATCTTTTTGCAACTCTTTCTAATTCTTCAGGTTTTTCTTTAGCTAGTTTATTTAAAAGTGGTATTAAACCACCTTCTTTACTATATATAGAACGAATTGCTTTTTCAGAAGTAGTTCCAGGTAAAGATAAATGATCAACTAAATCTGCTGTTTTTTCAAATAAAGTAGCTTGAGATGCTGGAAGATCTCTAAAAAATCTTCGTCTGGCATCAATAGGTTTACCTTCTTCAGTGATACTTTCTATTGTAGAAGTTAATACTTTTGAATATGTATCAAGTCCTTCTTTAAATGAAGTAGGTAAATCTTCAGATTGAAGAACTTCAAAAACTTTTGGATCTTGTAAACCGTCTTCAATAGCATCATCAATCTGAGGAACAAGATCTTGGGCTACACTAAGTAGTTTGGGATTTCTTTCAGCAGCTTGTTTTATATCTCTTCTTAATATATAAGCAGAATAAGGATCAATACCATCTGTTGCAATTGCTCTTAATCTATCAGCAATTGTTTTCTCACCTTCATTTAGAAATAAATTAGCTTCTGCAATACCCTTTTCTGGATCAATGTCAAATGGAACAGAAATCTTTGTGTCTAATTCGGCAGCTCTTTTTAATGGTGCTTTAAATTCTTGTGCTGCAGCATCTTCAATTTTTAAAAAATCATCTTTAATTTGATTAATGTTTGTTGTTTTTTCAATATCACGTGCTTTTCTAGAGGCTGTTGTGGTGAACCCCTTCCCTTGTTCACCCATTTCTTTAGCAACAAGGATTTCTTCACCTAATAGAGTAGAACCTAATAATTTTCTTCCGCTTTCTTTGAATTTTTCAGCACCAGCTTTTACTAAAGGTCCACCAGCACCAAGAGCGGCACCAAACACTCCACCAGTTAAAGCACCAGATTTAATGTCTTCTAGAAGTTTTTGTTTTTCTTCTTCTGAAGCACCAATTAATCCACCTTCGCTGGATAATCCACCAGCAATAGCCCCACCAGCGGCACCTAAAGCGCCTTCAGCTAAAGCTGCCTTACCCGCCGCTTTTAGTAGCTCTTTTCCACCTAATTGAGCAGCAGCGCGTCCGCCAGAAACAGCAAGACCCGCTCCTCCTGTAACAAAAGCAGGTAGCAACGATCCACCAATTTCACCAACAAAACTAGCGGTTGGACTACGTTCTTTGGCTGCTTTTTCCTTTTGTTCTTCAATTTCTAAATACTTTTTATATAAAGTAGAAAAATCATCTGGTTCTTCAGATGTAAGAGCCTTAGCTCCAGCTGTGAGTTCTTCTAATCCACCTAAAGTAAGACCGGATAATACACCTCTACCAACATCTAAAGCAGTTTCTCCTACTTCCTGTAACGGTGATTTTTCAGTAAGAATTGATTGTGATAATGGAACTTCTTCAAATCCTTCTGATAATGGAACTTCTTCAAATCCTTCTGATAGTTTAGGTATATTTTGATTAGCCATTATTTTTGACCCTCAATTATTTCACTTGTACCATCGTCATATATTAATTGAGTTTGATTTGTTTTTTTATTATAGCCTCTTTTAATAATCTTTTTAGTTTGTTTTTTTTCTAATTCTTCAGAAATTTCTTCCATACCTGGGACATATTTTAAATCAATATTCTTATCTTTTAATTGATTCAATAACCCAGAACTGCTTGTCGCAAATACCCTACGTGTAAGATCAACACGTTGATTCATAAAATCTAAAATTTCTTTTCTTTCTCCTTCTTCTAAAATATCACCTTTATATGCTTTATTAAAAGCCATTTTTAATGTTTTCGGCCAAGAGCGAGCGGCTTGAGTAAATTTAATTTCACCTTCTTTAACAGCACTACCTGGATCTAATGCCTTAATAAAGTTATAAATAATAACATTATCTTTTTGTGGACTTGGATTATTTATCGCATCTACAACAAGATCTCTATTAATTTTTAAATCATTGTATTCTTTAAAATATTTATCTCCTCTTATTTTTTCAGAAGCTTTAAAAGCAAAATCCATTTGTTTATCATTTAATTTAGATTCACGAATTGCTTCTCTATCCAACTCACGTTGTCTAATATTTTCTGCTCTAGCTTCCCTAGCTTCACGTTGATTTAAAATATTGGTGAGTTGTGGAGCGTACTTCTCCAACGCTTCGGCTGTTGCAGCTTCAGGAACAGTAATACCTTGTTGTTTTAATAAATCACGCGCAAATTTAGATTCTTCACTACTTGGATCTCTGCGACGAGCAAGCCGGTCCATTTCATCTTGCTTTGTCTTCATTGTGTACATTGTACCAACGTCTTCAACTGGCTGCTCTGCTTGTTTAATTAATTTATCGTAGAAATCGGTTCCAGTTGTTTTTGTAACCTTGCCGCCAGGAACAACACCAGTAATACCTGAACTGATAGTTTCAGCTGCTTTACCTAAATTACCCAGCAATTGAATTTGACTCTGAGATTCCTGTGCTTTACGAAGTAAATCCATAAAGTCAATCTGTGATTGTTTTTGTTGTTGTGATTCAGTTTTAATTGCTTCGGATAATGCTGCTTCAGGAGAGGTGTCTTCTTTTAACCCAGTAGAAACTGAACTTTTAGATACAGGCGATGATTTTTGTTCTTTAATTGATTTAATTTCTGGAACAATAGGAGTACCATCTTTTACAGGAGCATCAGATACAGAAGAAATCTGTCTATCTTCTTCTGGTTTTGTTTGTAATAATTTTTCGTATGCCTCTAATAATGGATTTTTACTTACCATTCTTTTCCCAGAAGAATCTACCTGTTTACCTCTTTCTTCTTCTTGTTGTTTTAAACGAGAATATTCTTCAGCTTTTTCGGCTGCTCTTATATCAGGGGAACCGAATAACACATCAGAAAATGGTCTTTTTGTAACAGTATCTTTTGATAGCTCATATGTACCTAAATCGGGATTCCAAACCTGCCTACGTACTTGTTTATCAGTTGATGACTCTCTTTCCATTTTTAATAGCTTATCTAAAATAGAATTTGATGGAGCAGCTTCTTCTTCTTCTCCTTCCATCTTCATTAATTTATTTCTATTTGGAAATTTAAATCCTTCTTGTGTAGAAGGCTCTAATTTTTCTTCTTTAATCGGTTCAATAATTAAAGGTTCTTTTTTAGATACAGGGGGTGTTTCTGATTTTATTGATTCAACTCGTGTTGGAGGCTCAAAAAATTTTCTTTGAGATTCCATCATTTTTTCTTTATCTTTATAAATATTAACCCCACCGTAATTAACAACATCTTTATCTTTAAGTAGTGGATGAATAATTTCTTGTGTAAATTTTTTTAGTTGTTGTTTTTTTTCTTCTCGTTCTTCTGGGCTAAGAGAATAATCAAATTGGGAAGCCACTAATTTTTTATATAAAAGTTCATTTTCGTCCATAAAAAATTACCTACGTTGTTGACCAACATTAAAAGATTCAACTTATTTTTTATATGTTACCCTTGCCATCCAGAAGAACTACTTGCAGGTAACACAGTCGGGGAACCCAGTTTAATTGAACCGTCTGGATTTAATCCGGCTTGTGTATTATAATAAGCTGTTTGTGCATCACGTAAAGGAGCATTTGCTTGCATAGTTGCAAAAGTACCCAATCCTTGACCAATACCTTGACCAATATTAGCCCAGCCTTGCTGGGTTTGTGCTGCTTGTTGTTGTAGTTGTTGAGCTTGTCCAGTATAAGCATTGGAACGCGCCGCAGCAAGATTCATTTGATTTTGATACATTTGTTGTTGTGCTTGACGTTGACGCAATAACTCAGCATTTTGTTGCTGAATGTTCATGTTCATTAATTGTTGTTGTTGAGCAAGATTATATTGTCTTGCTGCATTTTCTTGTGCAACACGGCGCTGTTCTTGTGCCATGCGATTTTGGATGTTAAAGCGTTGAAATTCGTCTTCTGCACCAGCTTTGGCGCGAGAAACATCAAATTCTTGTCCACGAATTCTACCAGCAAATTCTCCACCTTGTATAATAGATTGTAATGCACGTTGTGAAGCAGCAGCAGACCCACGTTCAGCAGCAGCTTGTTGTTGTGCAGCAAGTTCATCGGCTGATTGTAATTGAGCAGCAATCCCAGCACCTGAATCTAAAGCACCACGAGCACGAAGTCCAGCAAGAATTTGTTGACGTTTAGCTTCGGCACTACGTTCAGCAGCAGCTCGTTCTTGAGATAATTGAGCACGTTCTTCAGCAGTAAAACCAGTACGACCTCTTTGCTGAATACCAGCAAGAGCTTCCATCTGCGCCTTTTTAAATCGAGGATCTTCTTGGATTTGTGCTACTTTAGAAACGCCTTGATCTACAGCTTTTTCTAATTCAGGGGTAAGTACACCAGCAGATTTAAATTCTTTATAAAAAATTTCCTTGGCTAAATCTGGCCCAGCGCCAAGTTTTTCAATTTCAGCTAATGCTTTTTTTTGTGCGTTTGCAGCAGCTTCTCGATCAGAGGCGGAAGCCATATTACCAATAACAGCACCGCCAATATTTGCAAGAGCCGAGCCACCTAATAATAATGCTGTAGATGTTGCTATTGCCATAAATTATAAACTCCTAATAAAATGGATCATTTCTTTGTCTGTTTCATTAAAATTATTTTTTTGTAAGGTTTCAATAAGACCTTTATTTTTTGTATACGTAAAACAAGCGTTAAATCCTAATTCTTTAGCCGCCATACAAAGAGTGTCTAATAAAACAGATAAAGATTCTTTTCTTTTAATTTTTTCACTTTTAGGGTCGGATATAATCCATTCTATAAGACATAAATTTGAATCTGTTGAATATATAAACCCAGCAACAATATCATTAACTATAAAACCAGTCCGTGGTAACATTGAAAGAGGAACAGGTGACCAATTATGTTGTTTCCACCACTCTACTAACATACTATAATTCTGTTCGTTTACAAGTTCAATTTTCATATTATTCTATATCTAATGTTCTTGAAATATTACTCATGCCTTCAAGAGTTTTTTGCGCTCCAGTTTGTGCTTCTGAATAAGACGTTTTGTTAGATTCAACTTTTTCTTTAAAGTCTTTAGCAAATTTTTTAATTCTTGCTTGATATATAGAATATGGTTCACTAGTGTTTTGTGCTTGTGGGTAATTTTTCTGTATCCACTTATACAATTTATTTTTAGTTGTTTTACTGTTTCTCATTGTTGCCATCATAGTAGAAGCAATACTTTGAATTTTTTCTGGATTTTTTTCAATATTAATCTTATCAATATCTTTAGAAGCTTTTACTAAACCACCTTTATACCAAGTATCCCCACTTAAACGAGCGGCTTTTTTATCTCGCGTTGTTTCGGCTTCTTCTTGACCCGTATATTTGCCTTCAAATTGTTGTTGTGAGCCAATTAATTGACTTAGGGTTTCTTTTCCTACTTTACCAGATTCAAACCCTTTTGCTAAATCTTCTTCTTTAATAGGCGCTTGTCCAGTCAATCTTCTTAAAGCATTAATTTTTGCTAAATCTTCTTTTTTAGCATATCCATATCCAGCTGTAACATCACCTTCGCGAGAAAATTCAGAAATTGATTTAAACATACTCCTCAGTCTTTGTTCTTCTGGAGTTAAGCTTTCTTCCCCTTCTTCCACTGCCTTTGTATTTAATCGTTCAACAGCTTTATTTAATTCATCAACTGTTTTTGTTGCACCCATTCCTTCGATTTGGGAAACATCTAATCCTTTTAAATTAGCTAACTGTTCTCTAGTTAATCCTAGTTTTTGTAGATCAGCTTGGGTAATCTTTTCACCCATAAAAATACCGGCTTTTAAACGATCTAAAGCTGATTTTTTAGACTCAATTTCAGCTTTTGCTTCTTCACCAAGCCCAGCCATATATTTTTCTTGTTCAGCTTTAACAGCAGTTTCAGCTTGTGTTTTAGCCGCTTCAGTTTGACCTTTAAGAAGCGCAGCTTGCTGTGCAGCAATCTCTTCAGCTGACATTGCTTTTTGAGCTAATCCACTAGCCGCCTGTTGTGCTGAAGATAATTCAGAAGATTTCTGTAATCCAGCCATTGCTTTAGCAAAATCACCTGGTCGAACACCTCCGGGAGCAAAGCCAGCGTATTGTTGCGCTAATAGCCCAGGAGATCCTGCCAATTGAGAAAGAGCAGCTATATTAGCAGTACCTTGAAGCCCCATAGGACCTTGGTATTGCATTTTTTGAAGCTTGTCGTATTCACTTAATTCTGCTTCAGATGCTTGACCAGACGTAATTTTACCTAATAAACTATTAATGCGTTCTTGAGCGGGAACACCACCAGACGCTTTATTTAATTCTTCTTGAAATTGGGCTTGTTGTTGCTGAAGAGCAGCGGTTTTAGCTGCTACATCTGATTGCAATTTTTGTGCCAAAGCCTGTGAAAAACGAGGATCAGCTACTGCACCGGCTTGTTGTTGATATGTTACAGGAGCAGCTGGCTTCTTTTGAGGCTGCATCGGAGGAAGTGAGCTTTGAACTGCTTGTGATGGCTGTGCAGGTTGAGCTGGCTGCTGCTGTGCAGGTTGAGCTGGCTGCTGCTGTCCCGGTTGTTGACCAGGCTGCTGTTGAGCAGGTTGTTGCTGCTTTTTCCTTGGATCATAAGGGCTTATAACAGGGGGCATTGGCATAGTTCACCTTATAATAGTTGTTAATTCTCGTCGCCGTATATAACGACGCGAATGTTGTAAGTTTGACCTTCAGTTAGGCCAGTAATGTGTTTTATTTTAACTAATCCAGGACTTAGCTGTTCCCATGAAACGGTTACACCACTGGGTGGAAACGCTGTTGGAATGGATATATTATCCACTTTCCCAACAGTAATAACATTTATATTATTATTAAAAGTAACAGCCAATGTCAATGAAGTAATAGGTACACCAGAAGCTGAAACTTGAACAGTAAAGTCCTTTATATTACAAAGAATGTTATTACGAAGTGTAATTTTATTATTTAAAGCATCATAAATAGTATCAAATCCATTGTTAATAGAAACAATAAGCTTTTCCACCAATTCAGAATATTGAGGTTTAAAATCGTTTTTAAATAATCTTCGTAAGGTGGGTAATTTAGCCATTATCTATATGCCCTTGTGCTAAATGTTTTACCAGTAAGGGTAATACCATATAATGCGTACTGCTCTCTTGCTGTACTATGAGAAAATTTAACGTTTAAATATCGACATCTTTGACAAGCAGCAGGGACAATTGTACGAAACGGAACAGAATTAGATACACCACCAAAGAAATTGTCACCAAACTGGTCATGTCCAAACAACCCAGACCCACTTCCAGCAAACTCAACATCTACGAATGCAGGTAGAAGATCGGTTGAGAAACTGAGTTCGGCTAATGTAAACGCTTTACTTGAAAACATTGCAGTTGCTTCGCGGATTTGTTTATATGATAGTGGGTCACCAAATGTATTAGGAGCATACACTACAGACGATGTAATTGCGTTATAAATGACAATAGGTCCTTGAATGAAATCAAGAATTTTATTAAGAGTAACCCTTTTAAAAGTATAATCAACTGAAACAATTACAGCCTCTTGTAAAGCCGTTCCTTCAATTGGTAAATAGTTAGAGAATGCAATATTTGGATCTGAGTTAAGTTTGTCGATAATTTTATTATAACAAGCTGCAATATCATCAAAATCATTATCTCTTGTAGACCAAGTTCCGCCTGTTGTAAAAGAAATTAATCCAACTGGAATACTAAATGTATTAGCATTAATTACAGTAACTTCATGATTACCATTAATATCTGGGTATGTTGCGGCTCCGAGGATCGTAATAATTCTTCCAGAGATAAGCCCGTGCCCAGCCGATGTAATTACAGTTGGAGATGTTAATGTTGCAGATGTAATTGCTCCAGATTTTCCATTAATAGTAGAAAAGAAATCGTTAGTTGAAATACCTACATCATTATCTAATTTATTAGCAAGGGCAACTATTTTAGTTCTAAGATTATCCCCACCAACAGCCTTTAATGATGAATAATAATCTGTATCAGCAACTCCGGGGTCCGCATCTAATTTATTCAATAAAGAATTGAATTGATAGACGGTTAGAGTTTGAGTCTGAGTTAAAACATCACCGACTTTTACATTTGTAGTTGATGATAATTTAATTACATTATTAAAATAGTTATTAACACCGATAGAAAAATTATACTCTCTATCAGCATAATCTTCACGAGTAAACGATTTTCTTTCTTGTTCAATATATGATTCAGTGGGCAATCCTAAATATAACCTATCATCAACGGGATTTAATATGCCACAATTATTTGTTTTTATGTACTTTGTCCAAGTTCCTGTTAAAGAGGAATAACGAAAAGCTTGTGTTGCATAGGCATCACTAGGCTTAGTTACAGACCAAACAATATATGAGTTATCAGACTCATAACCAATCCCAAAAGTTGCTGTTGTAAAATTTGGGTAGTTTGCTGATTGAATTCTTAAAACTTCAGTGTCAATAGGACGAGATGCAATAGATACACCAGATTCACTTGCCGTTGAAATACCCTGAGTAGTCCAGCAGTAAACCAAGTTCTGACTAACAGCAACGGAGTCAGGAGCGACAAGAATACAGCTACTATCGAATAGCGCAACAGTAAATGGTTCGGTTTCAGCTGATAAACGATATAATCCATCTTCTTTGAAAATAAAAAGAGAATCCCTTAATGGAAAAATACGTAAAATTGCATTTTCTTCTGATCCAATGTCAATGAAGTTACCAGTAAGAACGTTTACAGGAACAGCTTCTGGTTGTTCAAATTTAGAATAATATACACGATTCTTTCTTGTATAGTTATCAGAGAACTCAGCTAATGTTGATTTTGTATATGAGAACGATGTTCCGGCTACTGTAATTAGTGCTGTTGCAATTTTTAATTGAGTTGTGGATACATATTCAACAATATAAACACCGTCAATATTTGGGTTTGAATTGCTGTTTGAAATTACAATAGTGTCGCCATTTAAAAATCCATGAGCAGCACCAAATGTAAGAAGAGTCATTCCAGACCCAGCATCAGCAATAGCTCCACCATTTGTTTTATTTGGAGAAATGTCTGGACTAAAAGAAACGCCAGTAGCGGCGTTGTTAGTGGTTAAATAGAACGGATTATCTACAAACACAGTTCCTTCTAATAAAAATAAACCAGGATTTGTTCCAGAATAATACGCATAAGTGTCAAATCCAACCGATGGATTATCTACTTGATCTGCTGTATTTCTGTTTAAAACACGAATAAAACTTAATGTTGCTTCTGCTGTTGCAACAGAAGGAAGGAGTAAATCATTGCTTGAAATAACAGCAGTTCTACCAGAAACACTTTCACCAACCCCAGCGGTTGTTACAGACGAACTAAATCCACTTAAACCAGCAGCAAAGCTGATAGCAGCAGCAGACCCATCAACTAAATAATTTACTGTAACAACATTTGTTCCAGAATTATAAGTACAAGAAAAGTCATTAATTAATGAATTAAGAGAGTTCGCTATTTTTTGTCCAACGTCATCTTGTGTATTTGATGGGATATAAATTTTAATTAATTTACGCGATGCTGCATCAGGTGCTGTATCCGACCCAGTTAAATCAAACCAAACACGATATTTTGTTTGATTACCAGCACTATTAATATCAAAATAATTAACATTTGGTATTACAGCAGCTGAAATAGGAGGAGTTACTGGAACCGCGATTGTAACAACCCTTTTTACTCCACGGACAAATGAAATCTTACAGTTATTAAAAGATGTTCCATCTGAAATAATAACAGTTGGTGTTCTACTAGCATCTAATTCATCTTTTAAACGAGCAACACCAAGTAGCTCTAAATCACGTAATTGTTTTATTTTTGTGTTTGCGTAAAAAGTATATCCTTTGAATGTATTAATATCGTATGCAAATGGAGGATAATCATTTGGTTTAGCGTCTTCTCCACCGGATGTATTAACGTTTGTATAGAGGTTTTCTTTGTTCAAGAAAGCAGGAGGAACATTATCGTTAATAGTTAATGTGTTGTCAGATGACTTTAGTGTAGGGTCATAATAATTTTGCAGTACAAGTCGGTAGTCAACAGGAGGTAATAAATCTTCTAGTGGAGAAGAAAACAACGCATTAACCTGTGTTGTTTCAGTTCGATAAAGTTTATAATAGTAAGTTGTGTCAATGTTGTGTGGAACCGTAAATTCTAAATCAACAGAGCCTTTTGTTGTTAAAGCAAAATTAGATAATCCAATTGTTGTTGAATATGTGCTATTAATTACATTGGTTGATTCTGCTTTTAGTTTAGAAATGATAGCAGAGAGATAAGTTTGTTGAGCAAACAACTGGGCACCAGTTCCACGGACATCAACGATGCCAGTATCTTCTGCTGCAACAATTTCAATTGGTTCAGCAATAGAACGATATTTATTACTTTCAATTTTAGCATTAGTTAGATCAGTTAAAGGATTAACAGCAATATTCCAAATACCAGTTGTTCCAGCTGTTACCGCCGCCGCAACGGGAACTTCAAATGTTGTTGGGGATCTAACTGTTGCAACTCTTGTTCCGTTTAAATCAGGATCGCCTGTATTTTGTAAAACAATACTTTGTTGATCTGTTAATCCATGCGCAACGGTTGTTGTGACTGTTACAATTCCACCAACATCTGCTGTAAATGAAGCAATTGCTCCGCTAATTCCAACAGGATTAGCTGTTGTATAATCTCTAGCGGTAAATGTAATAGATCCAGCAGCAACAGAGGCAACTGTTTGATTGCCGTTTAAATTTGTAATTGGGTACGATGTATTAGATTTAAAATCTACAAGATTAATTTTATCACCAATAGCAAAGTAATTTGTCGCAGTTCCAGCTGAAAAATTAACTGTAACAATTCCACTCGCAGCTGTTACCGAGCCAATGGTTAAAGGTTGATATGGCCCACCACCCCCGGTGTAATCAGCAAATAAAAGATCTTCGTCAATCTTTTTAGCTAACGCAATCATATTGGCTCTAAGATCAACAGCATTAGTTTCGTTTGTAACTTTTAAAGTAGAATAGTAATCACCAGAATCAATTAAACTATTTGCGCTAGATAGATTATCTAATGTGTTTAACAAACGGTTAAAGTCCATTTGTAATAGCATTTTAAGAGGATTATATACAACAACTCGTTCAGACGGAGTTCCAAGCAATTCAACGTTGTTTGCGTCAATCTTACCCCAAACAAGTTTGTAAGCAACTGTACTGTTTTCAGTTAGGAAAGACTCTTGATCACCAAATGTGGTATTTAAACGTGCTTGAAGATCTAAAGCCTTAATCCCACCAGCTTGTGTAATATAACCAGATGCATTTGTAAATTCAGAGGAACTAGCAGCAGAAATCTTTTTAATGCCTTCATTTGTAGTGAAATAGAAGTTACCGTTTTTAGATTGGCTAGATTTAATTCTTAATCCAGCTTCAACTTCTGTAAATGAACCAAAGAATTCAGTGAACTTAGCTTCTCCATTATTCAATACACCATCTTGGTAGGCAATCTTATCACCATAATGACGTAAAATACGTTGACGATAGACCATCAACTGTTTAGCTGTATCTAAATTTGGAATTTCTTCTCCGAATAATTTATATCCACGACGAGATTCAATAACATCATCACGACGGATGATGACATTATTGGCTTCGATAAGAGAACCGGGAGATAGTTCTAATGCGTTACCGGAAAAATTTAACCCAAGGGCTTTGAGGTTAACAGTTGAAGAAGCCATAGAACCTCTTTAAGTTACATACGTTTACGAGTGCCCATTTTACCATAACGCAATAATGAGTGTCGGGCCGTAATTTTTTGGGGTGTTCCTTCAGAGCGATCATCTAACAAAGATCCTTGCCTAACTTCGATTTCTTGTAGTTTGGCGTTAGCTGCTTGTAGTCCCTCTGTGTCACCAATTGCTGCTAAAATTCTTGCAGCAGTGCGTTCTGCTAGTGAATTATGTAAATCTGGTGGAATCTGTGGAATAATACACTCGTTTGCAACACAGACATAATCACCAACTTGAATATTTGCAATAGCAGGTTGAAAATTAAACCCATTTGAGTAGTAGGTATAAAGGTCTGTTTTTGTCACCTTGAAATAGTGAACATCGGTGGAACCTTCAACTCGACTTCCAACAGCTTTCACAACAATGTCATACGCATATGTGCGATGACCGGGTTTAGTCTGAAGGAAATCAACTAAATCACCAACAGCAAATAAATTTTCATATGTTGTATTGATTTTGAATCCAATTAAAGATTCAATCGAAAACGCATTGACTGGAGTGGAAGGGTTCGATGTAAAGGAAGCAGTAATATCTTTATATGTGATAACAACTGTTGAATTGGTTACAATAGCAGTTGTATTAGTAATAGAAGCAGCATTGATTGCTGCCTGTAAATTACCTGCTGTTATAGTAGCTGATCCACCAATAACAAAATCAACTCCCGCTTCAAATGTATAAATCGTCGGGGAATTACTTTGGTTATTTAAAGTAATTAAAAATTTATCACCAACAAGTGGATTTGAAGATAATGTTACATCCTGTGTAAATGCTGTAAATAACCTAGCTCGACTATCACGTACAAGCTGATTAGGACGAAGGAAGATAAAGAAATTCAATTTTCCACTTGGATCTCCAACGACACTAGGAGTTAAAAGAATATCGTTGTTTTCCATATAGAATTTATGAATTGCTTGATTGGCACCAATATTGCGTTGAAAGAACGCTTTGTCGCCAGAAGAAATGCGGGTCATTTCAAAATAATTACCCGATTGATCTGACCAAAATAAGTCACGTAGCTTCATCCCGATAGCTCTATCAGGAATTGCATAACGGCTAATATTAGTGACAAGAGGTACTTGCACCCGATAAACAAAGTATTCCTCGTGATATTGCATCACAGCAGGAACTTGTGCAATAAACATTTCCTCATTAGCAAAAGCAAGAATATCATCTTCCGTAAAAGTATTTTGACTTATTGGAAATAATATTTTACGCTTGACAGCTTCAATGAGTTTATCCGATGTGTACCAAGGAGTGGTGGACATTATGCCTCCTCAGATTCATCTTCTGATTCTTCTTCTTCTGATTCACCCTTCATTGCTTTTAATTTAGCTAATTTTTGTTCAAGTTTTTTGATTTCCGCTTCAACGTCGTCAGCAGCTTCAGCCATTCCAGCTTCGCCACTTTCTTCAGCTTCCATATCTTCTAGCTGGCCTTCTTCTCCATTTGGCATATCATGAACAAGTTCTTTAGCCTTATCAAGACCCTTTTCAAGATCTTCTTTATTTCCAGCCATAACTGAAACTTTTTTAGCCATCATGTCTTTTAGACTTCCGCCCATTTCAGAAGACATGTCATCTTTAAGTTCTTTAAGAACGCCCATTTTAGCCTTCTGTTCAACAGGGCTAAGTTTCTTGGCTTTCTTTTTTTCAAGCATTTTCATCATTTTTTCATGCATCATAAAAAATACCTATTAAGCTAAATCAAAAGTTTGTTGCTGTGATCCAGCCCCTTGTGTAGCAACAGCAGGATCTGTACCACGAGATGTTACTTGCATAGAAGCGTCCACAGACCCTCCTTGACAAGCTGCAATATAATTTGCAATTTTTGCAACATGTTCTTCTGGATTTCCAGAATTTACTAGATCAAGTTTTGCATTAAGTTCTGCAATACTATCGCTTGTATTAATAACAATAACTAAATGTGCCATTTTAACTCCTAGACATTAGTAATAATATTATGATAGCAAATTCCACAGCTGCTATCATCATTGCCCATTTTGGGACAACAGTTTTAATAACTTGTACTTCTACTTCCCGGATTACCTCAACAGGAACAGAAACGATCTTTTCAACAATAACTTCTACTGGAACTTCTTTTATAACTTCAACAGGAACTTCTACGATGCGCTCAACTTCTTTGATAACTTCAACAGGAGCATCAACATAGATTATTTTTTGTACTTCTTTAATAACTTCAACTGGTTTTTCTACATAAAGAGTTTCTGTTACAATTTTTTCAACAGGAACTTCTACAATCTTTTCGATTTCTTTAATAGTAATTTCCACAGGTAGTTGATCTACTTGTGGTTCAGATTGAATTAATTTAGGAGCAGCCGAGCTGCCAATAGTGACTCTACCCATTAGCTTCTAAGAATAATTTTATACTGGACATTCCCACCAGTAGGAGCTACGTTAGACACAATACGAAGCCTTTTGGCAACGAATTCAATGACGGATGATGCCGATGCACCAGGGGCTATTGGACTTGATATAGCAGATCCTAGAGCTGCCCATAAAGACCCAGAATCATCTGGACTAGCTTCTAAAAACACACTACCAGCTCCACTTACTCCAACAAGAGCCTCCATATAAATCTGACATTTAGAATAACTTCCAGCACTTGTCAATGTCAATAAAACATCTCCAGAGACAGAAGCCGGAGTTTGTGCTAATGCTGCAGAAGAAGCTGAAACAGATGGAACAGTTAATATACTGTCACCATCAGCGGCACTCAATTCAACAGCAAATTCAGTAGCAGCAGCTATAATAACTCTTTGGGCTTCTTCAACCCCATCATAAGCTCCTACTGTACACTGAACTGCATCTAATTTTGTTTTATTTAAATTTGCCATAAATATCCATTATATAGTTGTTAAACTGTACTTGCTTTAAATAATATAGCAGCGGTATTTCCAGTGCTAGTCGAAGTATATTGCACCTGTCCAGAAGAGTCAATCGAGAACACTAACCCAGTGTCATCTCCAACATAATCCTGACTCATTTCCCAAGAAGCACCCTTCTGAATACCTTTTAAAGTATATTCAGCATACGTAGAAGCTCTTACGATTGTAACTTGTGCTTTAAATCCTCGCACTACTGCATTTGAAAAAACAAGTCCCGTAACATTGGCTGCAACACTTTGATTATCTAAAGCAGTAAAAGGAGTTCTTGATATATCACCACTATAATCGGGTATAATATAAGCATATGAAAGATTACCAGATGTATCACTCACTAATGCTGAACCATTAGAAGCAGCAACTGCTGGTGGTAAGGTTAGTGTATAATTAGCAGAAACTGAAGCTGGTGCTTTTACTTCAACATAATCGGTGCCCGGAGAAGCTTCTGTAAACTTGACAGAATGCTCGTCATCTAAGACTAAATCACCAGTTAGAGTGCCACCCACTAGATCTAATTTTAACGCTAAAGCATCAAATACTGCGTCTTCAGATGGAGATTTATCTGTTACACCATTTGTTATTGTTTGTGTAATTACGGCAGTTTGAGCACGACCATCTGTAAAATAAAGATTAGTTGTTCCTTCTAAAACATCATCCGTGTCAATTGTAACAGCGTTTGTAACAGGTAAGACACCGTTAACAGATTTTACAACAACAGAATCATCTGCCTTTAATGCTAGAGCATCAAACACGGCATTTTGTGACGGGGCAACAGTTGTAACACCATCTGTAATAGAGTCAGCAACTTTACCATCTACATAGTTTTTTGTTGCAACATCTTGTGCAGAAGTAGGGTCTACAACGTTATTAATCTGGTGGGTGCCCATGTTAAGAGCACCAGACATTGTACGTGTACCACTAGCTAATAAGTACTGAATGTGATCATCATTACCCAAACCACTTAATAGACTATGTGTTGTTGCTTCACCGGCTGGGGTATATAATTGAGTACCTCTAAAATCAACATAATCAGCGCCATTAACGGAACGAATCCTAGCTTGAGGATCGTTTGTATACCCATCAGCTGTTTCAAAAACAACACTACCAATGGCTACAAATTCAGCAAAAGGTAATCCTGATAAACTGGTGATTTCAGTAGAAGCTGCATTTCTTGCATCTGTAATATTATTATATTGATTGATACCTTGAATACCAACTACAGGAGAATCTTTATCATTGGTGGCAAAGAAGTGAACTAGAACATAACTATTGTTTGCAACTTCTGTTAACTGCCAAGAACCACCTGTAAATTGATTGTAAGGTAGGCGTCCGTTTGCACCTGTATAGCCAGCAGTTCCGCTGTAAATAACAGGGTACGCATCTGCTGGTTTTTTACGCCATAATTGTCCTTGGCGATATAAAATAGGAATTTGAGCTTGTGGTAAAATCTCGATTAATATATCTTCATCTCTAATTTTACCTTCATCTGCATCAAACTGTGCGTTTGCTGCAAGATTGCCAGTACCGTCAACGCTAAAGTTTTGTAAAGCCAATCCACTTAAATATCTAGCACCAAAAACAGTATGAAGATAAGTGTGGGTAGCACCATCCATTGTAAGACCGTGGCGTTCTTCTGCAAAATAAGAACGGCTATTTGTATCGGTATTCCAATAAACAATGGAAACTAAGGCATTGTTTTCAAATAACTCCGCTCCTAACGTTTGAGTGGAGCTAAGTGTTCCAGAGTCATTAAAATAAATATAATGATTTCCAGCAAGACTAGGTATTGTTAAATTGATTGCTGTAGTTTTTGTGAATTTTTTACCTTTTACATAAAAATCATAGGATGTTGCGGGAGGATTTACATCTATTGTAAAAGTTGAACCAACGACAGAAGTAACGGAGTCGGTTCTATTTGGAAATCCTGTAGGTTCTTTTGTAACTTGATCTTGTTCTACAAATCGTTCAGCCAATTGATCAATAGCTTCAATAACATCATTTGGTGCTGGTGCCCAATCGGTAGGATCAGCTGGATTATATTCAATTGTAACAGTACCAACGATATCAGTGGTTCCGGGGGATTGACCAATATTAATATCTGGTGAATCAAGAGTTAGACTACCGGACGCATTTACTGATAATACACCACCGTCTGAATACACTAACTCAGCATTTCCTGGGTTATTACTAGCAAATGCGAGGAAAGCAAAATCTGGACTATTGTTTGAATATAATGAAGCTATTACTCCATCTGTTGTTGTGGGAGTTGTTGTTAACGAACCAACATTCGAAATAGCTCCGCTTTGAAAATCGGTTTGAGCATACACATTAATTTGCGTAGAGGTAGCACCAATATCTAAGGATGCACCAGAAGAATTAATTCCACCTTGGGCATCAATATTACCAACGACGATAACATCATCGTTAAATGTTTTATCTCCACCTAAAGTTTGTGCAGTTGCTGTAATAAGACCAGCATTTACAGCGTCTGCTGGCTCAAGGCTTAAAACTTGTCCAGTTAATGTAGCAGCATTAATGTTTGGAGTAGATCCTACAGCACCTAATGTAACAGGATCGTGTGAAGATTGATCTAGAGTAATTCCTGAAGCACCGGGACTAATTGTGGCAACGCCAACTTGATTTGGTGCTTTTAATTCCCAAGAATTACGATCACCAGATGTTGAAACATATCCTGTAATAGAACCGTTTTCTTCTAATTCAATTCCTGAATTAAATGCCGAGCTTACAGCACCGTTTTTATTAAGAGTAATTTGTTTATCGGTTACTTCAAGATTTGTGACATCTTGATAAAAGGTGTTGCCATATAAGTTGACATTAACACCAGAATCACCGATATTGATTGTGGAAGCGTTAGATGTTCCGATTGAAAGAGTACCCGCCCCAGCTGTGATAGTATCAATTGAATCAGTTTCAACACCACTTGATGCTGTAACCAAATCATCAAAAGTTTTATCTCCAGCAAAACTTTGTGCAGAAGTGGAAACAGCACCGGGATTTGTGCTATCAGCTGGTTCGAGGTTAATTGTAGAGCGCGTAATATCTCCAACAGTAACAGATGATATTGTAATACCATCTGCATTTGGAGTTGAACCAAGTGCTGCTGCTGTTAATTTAGAATCAATCCATTTAGATGTTGTAGCATCCCAGACATAGATTTTATCAGTGTCTAAAGCGACACGAGCATCTCCGTCTGTATTACCGACAGTAGGTAGAGCAGATTCTGTTGCAACAGGAGATTTCCATTCAACTGCACCAGCAGGCCCACCTCCTCCTGATAAGTCGAAGCCCCCAAAAATAAGCGGGTTAAAGCGAATCATGTGTTTTCTCTTTTCTTCTGTATTGCTTTATGGCCATAATTATCTGTTTTTTTATGGCAATTAACACACAAAGTTCTGCAATTAGTTATTTCAAATCTTAATTCGGGGTAATTTTTCCATTCTTTTATGTGATCCATTTGTAAATTATTTTTATTTAAACAAAGAACACATTTATAACAATCTCTTGCAAATACTTTTTTCCTTAATTCTTTGTATTCTTCTCTAGAGCACAATAAAATTCTTTCTTTTGTTTTTCCGCCCTGCCAATTATTTGCTAATTCATTTCTTTTACCCAATTTAGCTAATCTCATTTTTTCTCTAACAACTGGATCTTTAGCTGGGTTTTCAAACATATTTCTATATTTTAAAAAATCAGATAGTTTTCTTCTTTTTTGTTTTTCTTTTTTAGGTCTAGGTGGTTTATTTTTTTCAGCACAAGACTGACAATTTCCACTATTATTATCTTTAATTATATTCCAAGCTTGGGCATAACAAACTTCTCTTTTATTGGAACACGTTAAACATGTTATAATAAAACGAGTTTTACGTTTATTAATAGTAGGATCTATAGGTGTTACTATATCTTTATACTTATCCCACAAATTAACCACGGGTCACCTATTAAGCAGTGCGTTCAGCGGAAACCAATTGTGCTCTTGTACTATCTGTATAAATAATTGTAAGTTCGTATAGAGCAATTCCACCTTCAGAGAAATTATAAACTTCTGTGTCGTTTGCTAGAACAGTAGTTGTAATACTTAATTCAACTTTACGTCCAACTTTACCAGTCAAAAAACCATCAACGCTAAGAGTTGCGTTAACATCATTGTATGAACTTTGCATTGTTTGTTCATAATCAAGGTGAGATAATGGCTTTTGAGTAATGGACATATTATTTACCTTTTTTCATCATTTCTTTTGTTTTTGAGAACTTACGAGACTTACCAGCTGAACTTAATGAAGCAGCAACTGCTTGCTTACGGGGGTAACCAGCTTTAATCATTTCTCTAATATTCTCACTGATCGTTTCTTGGCTTTTTCCCTTTTTGAGCGGCATTATTTAATCCTTTGCTTATATTTAGGATGAACATAATCCATATAATTATTTACCTTATATGAAATTTTTTTAGCTTCTTCTAATGTTAACTTTTTTGTATCAAATAAACGGTGATGATTTGGACATAATGCTAATAAATTACTATCTTCCATTGTACCACCTTTAATGTGGGGAACTATGTGAGCAGCATCTAATGCTCGTTCAAATCCACACATTTCACATACTTTGTTTTTTTTAAACTTATAAGCTAACTTTGGGCGGCTGCTATTTTTATGTCCGGTATTAATACCCAAACTAATTAATCCATCACGAACCCTTGCATTTGATAAATTTAAAAAATTGGCAATTTGAGCAGCTGTCCTTTTATCATTATGTAATTCTAATATTTTAGAATTTATTTCATCTGTTTTTGCTAAAACTCTATAATGTTCATTTCTACAATTTAAAGAACAATATTTAGCTGTTGATCTATATGGTTGTAATTCTTTTTTATTTTTACAAAATAAACATTCAATAGTAATTCTTGGGCCTTTTTTTGGTCCTATTGTTGTGCGGTAATTCTTTTTATCTTTTGGTTGAATTTTTAATCCAAACTGCCTAGCTTTATCCGAAACAGAACGGCTACATAACCCAAATTCTATTGCTAGTTGGGCTGGACCTTTGATGTAGTATTCAGAAACTAATTTATCTATTTTTTCAGGGGTCCAATTAAAACGAGACATAAATTACATAATTCTCCTTTTAATTAAATATATCCTACCACTTGATTTAGTTGCAATATCTGATAAAAGGTTTTTGTCGCCTTCGCTATAACCACCTTGTTTTACAAGCATATCCACCATAGAACAAACTTCTTTTTCCTTACCAAGAAGGATAGTAAAGTATTCTTTGTTTTCCTTTACTTGTGAAGGCATACCTTGCATGGAAGACATAACCATTTGCATTACTTGGCTAATGTCGTATGATCCGTATAGAGATACGTACTTCTCAGCAGCACGGTCATATTCGCCTTGTAAAGCTTCGTAGAAATCACCAAGAGCGTCGTGATCTGCAAAGAATAAAGCACCCTTTACATTGTGGTGCATAGCTTGGCTTACAATTTGCATCATTCGGAGTTGGGCAACGAGTTTAAGGAATAGCTCTTGTGGATTCATAAATTACCTTTTATTTTTAAATATTCTTCTTTTGTAATTTTTTTAAATGTGTATCCTTTAATTGTTTTATTTTTATTTTCAAAATAACGGCGAATTGTTTGATTACAGGTGTTTAATTCTAAACATAGTTGTTGATAAGAAGAAAAAACTTTATTGGTTTCAATACATAAAAGAAAAACTGAATTATGAGTAAAATTACCTTTTTTATAAAATTCTTTTAGTTTATTACTCTGTTTTTCTGACCATTCTTTTGTTCTTTTTGTTTTATTTCTGTTTTCAATACTTTTTTTAGAAGTAATAGCAGCTATAATTGTTTTTTTATATTCTGGGTCCTGAAATCTTTTTTTATTTTTTTCAGAAATATTTTTTCTTCTACTATCGTTTTTCCACGCTATTAATGCTGCTTTTTTTCTTTTATTTATAGATTCTTGAGTTTTTACTGTAATTAATAATTTATCATACACAGATTGTGTTAACATCGGGGATAATTCACCACCAATAGTAATGTTGTATCCTGTATCAATTGTGTTGTGTTTTTTAATTAAATACATTTCCATCTCACAGGCTTCTTGTTTTGTTAAACAACAAGCAATTATTTCTTTTTTACAGTTATCAAATCCATATTTTTTTATAGCGTTAGATAATTTACCTTGTTTTTTATTAGATTTATGTTGAACCATTCTGTGTATAAAATTATTAGTTAATCCTATATATAATTTATTGTTTGGAAATGTTATTTTATAAACACAGTAATTATTCATATTATGGTTTAGGGTGTTTAATTTTAACCTCAATACATTTTAGCACATAAGCATCCATTTGAGAAGAGTCACCTTGGTGTAATTTTACATAGGCATCGGCAAATTCCCCCAAAGATGGATATTCTTGTAGTCTTTTTCTATGACACTCTTGTAAAAGCCATTCTGGATCTTGGGATAAATCAATTATAGAGACAGTGTACTCGGCCTTGAGCTTAACCCACTTATGAGATACTCCGTCAAGAGTGTCACGCATCTCTTCTTCGAGCACGTCAGCTTCGTCGTATGCTTCAGCCATCAGCTCGTCTTTGTGCAAGACCCATCGTTCGGGAAGACCCCAAGCACATGACGCTACACACTCCGCAATCCATGCGGTAGGATCTTCCATCTGTGCGCCGTGAGTCTGAACGCCTACTAAGTTTTTAATGATAATCTTTTTCATGGTTAGTTACCAACCCTTGTAAACGAGATCCAGTTAAAGTTTCCGTTGTTAAGAAGCTGTCTTGATACGCCTGTATTTTGAAATATTTGAACTGTTAAAGTGTCTCCAGCCGAACATTGAATAATGTTGGAACCTTGGCCGCTAATAGGATAAGTTCCGGCTGCCTGAGCAAAGCAAGGCCCAATAACAAGAGTTCCGCTGATTGAGCCACCCAGTTGAATTTGATACTCTACTTCAGAAGAAATATTCGTTGCAGCAGAGGTGAAAAGATATTGACCCTGAACGAGATATTTTCCAGATACTGGAATAGTTGCAACTCCAGTTGTTGAATTAAAAAATTCATGAGTATCAAAACTTCTTGACCATCCTGTAATAGTAATCGCAGAGCCGCTAGTTAAACCAGATTGTCCAGATGTGTTGCGATATCGCGCAGCTACAGTCTCACTAGCCGCGATAGTGGCGGGGCCGGATAGGCGTTCGAATGAACAGTATTTTAGATACGTTGTGGCGGTTCCTGTATAATTTGTGGAATACCGGAAATCAATTATATCGCCCGCATTGAGTCGAAAAATGGAGTTTACAGAAAGATAAAAAAACTCTACTCCTGAATTATTTACTCCATCAGCATTTCCGTAATCACCACCATTTTGAGGGTTTCCGTTTTTGTAAACGAGCAATGCGTGGTTAAAAGAAGTATTTGCTGCACTAAACTTAGTGGTGCTTTTCCCTGATAAACGATAAAACCCAGAAACAGGAACAACATATGTATTTGAAGACCTCGTCGCATGAGTGTCAACATCGGTGGTTCCAATAGGAAGCAAAACAGTGGTATTGGTTGCGGTTACACCAGCTCCATCGTAAGCACTAAAAGCCACCACCCTCGTATCAGTGTCGTTGGACATTTGCACGGAGGATGAGAGGCCGGCTACAGGGAATTTGAAATTATACGCAACCCTTGAGTTCAGGTTCATGTCGGCACCAGTTAACAAAGTACCAGTGCCTCCTTTAACTACTCTAACTTGAGATGTCGATGATGAATCATAAACAACAGTCCATTGGTCGCTATAACTGTTTGTTGAACCATTAAAAAAATTCGCTACACCAAAAGTTATGTATGCTGTTAAAGCATTAGACAATTTAGAAGTGTCAATGTTTGCTGGAAGGCTAAGTGTAATACCACTAGCACCAGAACCAGCTACAGAAGCTTGGATACGAGCCTCTACCTCAATAGTATCTCCAACTCTTCTGTATTTAGCACTTGATACAGAACTTCCTGTACCCATACCCGTAACGGTAGGGGTGTAGTCTTGCCAATCCGTTATGGGGCTTCCGTACACTGTGCCCTGTGGCCCAAGCTGGAAGGTATCAAAACGCATCTCTACAGCACCAGCAGTCGCAGTAATGCAAACTACAGCAATTCGATATTGTGTGCCTGTTGCCGTGGTCTGAAATGTGCCCGATGCAATTCCTACACCTGAACTTTGAACTAGGTTATAAACACCAGCGGGTTGAATCCACGCAGAACCAGACACATCATAGATATAAACAGCAAATGTATTATTGCTAGTGCCGGAGAAATTCATTGTACCGCTTACAGCTTCATAAGCGAATGAGAATGCAAGTGGTTTAGCTTGATCTTCACGGTCAATTGTGAAAGCATCTGAGATAAAGCCTTGACCGGCTGTTAATGCACCTGAACTTGCTACGCGAAGATCGTATGTTCCAGCAATAGGGGTAGTACTATCTACAGCAAAGCTTGTAATAGAGGCAGCACCAGCTGTAATAGAACCTGTTGGAATCTTGCTGGTGAGGGTGGTGTTAAATAAACTCCATCCAGTTGTTGCTCCGTTTTCAAATGTGCCGTATGTAATATAATTTTTAGCACCTTGTTGAAGCGTAGCCCATTTTAATTTATTTGGTTGTGTGTTATCAGCAACAAGAACTTGCCCATCAGATCCAATACCTTGACGAACGTTATCTGTTCCGTTATGAACAATAATGTCACCAGCTGTTGTGGTTGGAGCTAGTGCGTCAAATGCAGCGGTTTGAGTGGTTTGACCAGTTCCACCGTCAGCAATTGGAATTGTTTGACCGGGATTGATACCGCTCCAGTAAATAGAGTCACCAGCAAAGCTAGCGCCGGAAGTATGGGCTAAAATACAACGATATAGTCTATCGTTATCTAGAACAAGTTGGTCTAGAATGTATGATTGACCAGATGCCCATTGTGTGGCTAGTTCTTGACTGGATGTAAAATGTTGTAAGGTTCTATTATATGCCATTTTCTACTCCAAGCTTACTAGTTTCTACATTTAGTTGTTGATTTTCTGGTTGAACCTCTGGTTCTGGTTGAACCTCTGGTTCTGGTTGAACCTCTGGTTCTTGAATCACATTACCATCAGCATCTAATCCACGATTAGCACGATCTTGAATAATCATTGCTTTAATTTCATCAAATCGATTAATAACATTAATTTCAATTTCTTGTTCTGCTTTAACAGCAAAACCATTTTCATTGCAAATATGATAGCCATTTTCATCAATTAAATATTCACCTGGAAAAATTTTAATTATCATATTTTACCTATATTTTAATAATATAATTAACACTTAAATTAGCAGGGTGTGTTTGAGTACCAGTTCTAGGAGTCCCATTAGCACCATTTGTTGTGTGTGAGCTAGCTGATAAACTACCAGCCGAATGATCGTGACCCGAATTAATGTCTGTTACAATATCATCTCTGGTAGCATCCAATCCACCATCCCAAATTCCTGTGGCAATGTTTGTGCCGTTTTCACGAGTCGTTGCATTATAATTCGCTCGATGAGTATGCGTTCCATCTCCCCCACCTGCTCTACCAGTAATCCCATGGTTATGTCCTTGGATTTGATCAGTTTGCCTTGTTCCAAGCGTTCCAGAATATGTCAGGGTTGAAATGGTTTGCGAACCTGCACCACGAATGAATACACCCTGTGTGTTAGGAAGGTTAAAAGTTGTTGAGCCATCTCCTACGCCGTAAGTGGTTCCAATCGCTGCAAATAATCGAGCATAAACCGTTCGACTTACAGCAGCACCATTACAAAGCAACCATCCTGTTGGTGCAGCTGCGCCAGCGTATGGAAATATTACCCCACCTGGTAGTGCGTTTTGAATTGTTAAATCACTTAAAAAACTCATACTTCACCTTAAATAATAAAGAAGTTTGTTCCATTGCTTGTAATTGTAAATGAATCATATTGAGCAGCTAATGATTTAGATACTACACCATCAATTGTACCGCTTGGAGCGCTTATTGTAATACTTCCTGGAGCAGCGTCAACCTTTTTAATGTTAAATATTTTACCTGCAGTTGGCGCTGGTAATGTCACTGTAATTCCACCAGCACCACCTGTTGCAAGAACAATGCTATTGCCATTTGTTAGAGGTGTATTAGAAGAAACACTGACAACATTAGCGTAAACGTATGGATCGACTTCTGATGTAATTTTTACAGCAGTTGATCCACCGGCACCATTAATAACCATTCTGTCAGATGCAGAAGCCGTTCCGACAGGAACAACCCATTGTCCAGCATTACTAGGTGCTGTTTGTGTATATGCACCTGGAGTTAGAGCATCAACGAAAACAGCTTGACCGATGGTGAAACTTGCACCTGAAATTGTTACTTCTCCACCAACTTGTACGCGAGAAGTATCAAGAGCAATACCAATGAAATCAATTTTATTATCATCACCAGCGTCAATTAATTGAGCGTTTCCTGAAGAATCTAGATAAACTGGTTTACCCGCTGCAACACCAACTCCAGCACCAACGACGTTAATAGTAGAAGATCCGCTACCGGAGCCACCGACAACATACCATCTAGCGTCTGTAGAATTATAGATTAAGAAAAGAGATGCTCCATTCTCTAGTGAAACAGCACCACCTGTTCCTGTAACAACCCTATCAACAGCGGTTGCAGAACCGGATTGATTTTGAACTATTACACTAGCGCCCGTTAGATTAGAAAGAACAAGATGTTGTCCATTTAATCCTGCTGCAATACCATTAATTGTTCCAGAACCACTGTTTAAACGAACAAAAGATTTTGTTGTAGTTATGGTAGAAGAAACAGCAAGACTCTCCATCTCAGTGCGGAGGAATCCTGAAGTAACAGCGTTTGCAACAGTACCAACAGTAGTAACCCCTGTATTACTAATTGTAACTTCACCTGAAACGGTGGTCGCTGTCGGGATACTAGAAGCGTTGCCTAATAAAATTTGTGCAGAAGAAAGAGTGACATCGGTAAGAGCACCAGATGGATTGTTAACAACAACAGAATTAACAGTACCAGAAGCTAATTTGCTTCTTGCAATATTTGCTCCTACTTTAATATCACCATCTTCAATGTTTGAAAGAGTGTTTAAATCAGCATCAATTGTTTTGTTTGTAAGGGAAGCTGAATGAGCTTCTGTTACAACTGGAGAAGCACTTGTTCCATTGTGGTAGTTTAACTTACCGGAGCCAGATACAACGTCAAGATCACCTTTTTCGCTTGCTGTTGAAGCAGCTTTAGGTACGATCCTCAATCCTTCAATAAATTTACGAAAATTTAGTGCCATGTAAGCCTCTTAACTTTGCTGTAAGGTTTGAGCGGAGAAGCTAACCTTACCTGAACTATATCCAGCTAATGTCGGGGTTGTGATTTGAACTTGACCTGTCGAAGTTATATTAAACGTACAATCAGCATCGCCAACATAATCTCGTGTTAATGTCCAAGCCGATCCATCATAAACTACTGTAATATTACCTGCTTCACTTAAAGTGGTTGTAATTAGACCAACTGTTCCAATCCTAACAACAGCATATTTAATATAACCAGCGCGAACAGCAGAAGTTGGAAAGTTTAAATCTGTAATATCTAAATTAGTGTTAACGTTGCTAACTAAGTTGAATACTTGAGGGGCAATGTCGTATGGCCCAACAGCAGATAAAAGAGCCTGTTCAGTGGCTTGGGCAAATTCAATAACTGCCGGAGCCCAATTAGGAGACTCTCCAGAGGAGGGAAATTCAATGGGCGTGCCCTGAATGGTAATTGTTACACTCATACTTTTATAGTTGTTAAATACTCAAAATTATATTATTTTTTATATATTAATCGTAATTTACCACAATCATATACTCTATATAAACCATCTTTTAAAGAATGCTGGTGTTCTGTCATTTCAGTAGGAGTATTCACCAGCGACTTTTGCCTTGATTGCTTAGATACGATCTTTGTGTTTTTAGAATTGTAATAAAAATAATCAGGAGGTAATGTCCCGCTTAAAATCCAACCATTCTTAAACCAGGAAGACCCATTAGACCATCGTAAATCTACCCAAGTGATTAGTTCGTTATACTTAATACAGGCATATTTGGTTAGTTTTGTAACTCCCCCAGAAACAGTATAGTTTTCTTTTGTGCAATACCTACTAAGAACATATTCTTTATTTTTTCTATGGTGCTTACCAATAGTAATTATAGAAATTAATTCGTCATTAAAATATAAACCAAATGCTTCTATAAATGAGCAAGCCCCTAAAATGTGATATTCATTTAAAAATTGTTTAGCTTCTTTTTTGTCTACTTGTTTTATAATGCATTTTCTTGCGTGAATACGTAATTCATTTTTACCTAACTTAGATCTTAAAAATGATTTTACCTGCTTATTTCTATCACGCCATTCGTAATCGAATATGTGAATTAAATCCAATCCAGCTTCTTTTGCTATGTTTGTTTTATCAAGATGATAACGGGGATACATCTTTTTATTATATTCCGAATGCCAAAAAGAACCATTATATTCAATGGCTATATTCTTATCTTTAATTTTTAAATCAAGTTGTTTAGGATTACTTCCACCAATAAATGAAGACTCTGCTACAATTCCAATAGATTCTAACCATTTTTTTATTTCCAATTCACCCTGAGAAATAAACAAATTTCCATTTTGTAATAAAGTATTTAAGTATTTTTCTTTTGTTTCAGGTAATGAAGCTGGATTTTCTACTCCATATTTTTTTAAATTTGATTGTTTTAAATTTGCTTTAATTTTTTCAGAAAACATGGGATTAGAAACACCATGATTTGCAATCGTAGTTAAAATTTGTTTTTCTCTTATTTCCAAACTATGCATAGGGGATTCAACCCCGTAGTTACATTTTAATGTATTCTTTGATTTATCTAAAAGCTCTTTGTTTTGTAGTGCGTGTTCTACCCCATATTTTTTTTTCATTGTGGAGTGTGCTTTTTTACGTATTTGTGCAGATTCACTTACATTAGCAACTCCATATTTAGTTAAATTCGTAGTTTCTCTGCGTTTTTTAACGGCATCGGGATGTGTACTAGCGTTAGCCTGTTGAATTGCTTTAAAAGAAGATACAAATTCACCGAATTCTTCATCAATAAATGTTAATTTGGTATCTTTGTTATATATTGTTTGGGTTGTTTTAAGTTTTACACCATTCGGCGTCCAATACTTATCCTCGTTCCTTTTTTGAATTATCCCTTTAGGTCTCGCCATAATTTTATTGTACAAAAAGTAAGCAGTATTTTCAAGATTAAGAAAGAAAATAAAAAAAAGAAGGAGGATACAATTAAGTATCCCCCTTCCCCAATGTTACTGATTATGAATTAACAATACCAGTAATGATTGTATTGCGACCGGGAGCTTGGCAGAACAAAGCTTGGTCGGTATAGAGGCGGAGCTCGTAAGCTGCGCTGTTTTCGAGATCGCGGAAGAACTCTTCACCTTGACCAGGGCGTTTGAAGGTGATGTCGGTAGAACCAACACGCATCCAGTCTTCTACGTTAAGGAGATAAGCATATCCCTGTTTAACATAGAGTGAAGGCTCAATTTCAATTTCGCCGTTCTGTGAATGGAACTTGAGAGACTTAGCTCCGTTTTCCATTTTAGCAGGACTGTAGCTCTGATCATACTTGCGTAGAGCAGCTTGATCGGTGAGCATGTTCTGCCAGCTACGGACGTTAACTAGAGCAAGAAGTGTACCTTCCTGACCTTTTTCAACAGCACGGGTTGCAGCCTGTCCGAGTTTGGTGAAAGATAGAGCAGCTGAAGCTGCGCTATAACTGTTACCACGGAATAGGTTGTAGGTTCCAACGTCGATGTTGAAAAGTGTACCCGAAGAAACGGTTAGAATCTTGTGGATTCCAGCGAATTCGTTTCCATAAGCACCTTTGTGCCAAATAACATCGCCAGAAGCGATGAGAGCAGCAACAGAAGAGTCACAGGTGACAGTTTGAGCAGACATGTCTACTGAAAGAACCTTAACAGATGCTTTTAAAGCACCTGATGAAGGATCACGAATTTCAATAGGCATTCCTTCTGCCCCTGCCCAGATACCGGGTGCCCATTCAGCGGTTTCAATGGTGATGACTGCGCCAAGTGCGGAGTCAACAACAGCATAACCAACTTGACCATAGAGCATTTCGATTTCAAGCTTCTTAGCCATAGAGCGAAGCATGTTTGCCACTAGGAATTTAGTAGCATCCATGAAAGCTTTTTGACCACCGAGAGCAGCACGAGAAGCAGCGACATAGCCAAGGAGTGAACGGAGAACGGCTGGAGAGCCTTTCACCTGAGCATCTTTGACTTGTCCTGCGACTGGAGCTTGAAGATTGAAAGCATCTTCATCTGAACCAGCGAAAGTAACCTTGTGTTATCGTAAGGGCTCTTTATCCCCTACTTCTTATAGTTTCCTATAAGGTCAGACTATCTTTTCAACCTCTGTAATTGAGGTTGTTGGTGACTCGTGGGATTATTTTATTCCGCTAAAGCGGGTTCAAATCCTAGTCGTTGCGCGTGTTCAGAGGTATTACCCTTAGAACTTCCGCTCTGATTAGCATGGAGAATTAATTCTCTGTAGCTTTCCAAGTTTTTTCACCAATTTATACACGGCATTACTGTTTACCGTGTTCTAATCCGAGGATAATCATTTTGTTACTCTTGTATTTTTACAAGGGAAGAACCTCTTCGGATTCTTCTCTGCAACTTTATGTATACTTGCAGTTCAGACTATTGCATCTGTTTTTAAAAACAGCCAAATCGCTTAGTCGTTCACGGTCCAAAAAAAAATTTTAAGGTTCCGCCTCGTTGCCCTAAAATTGGATTATTTTTTTAGGGTTTCCGAGTCAATCAGATTCGGTTTAGACAGCCCCATTATATTAAGGCTGGTGATATAAATTTCCAGGTTGTTTCAAATATGTTATCGTTGAGCTTTTTATCTCAACTTCTAGCGGTTCTATTCCTCGCTAGTTCGGCGTACATTTTCAACCACTTGGGTTGTCGGGCTCTCTTGGGAATATTTTATTCTGTAGAATTCTTGTCTAAATTCAGATTCAACTACTCTAAATTTATGTTTCATTGAAGGAATATGAATAATCTTATGTCTAACCTTCATCCAAATTCTATAACTATCACCAACTGTAAATTTTAAAAGAAGCCATTCTTTATTTCTTTTATTATTACGTTGTTTAGTTATATATGGCGTGACATTAAAATTAATTTTAAACCATTCAATAACCATGTTTAAAGTTTCTTCTGTTTCAGAACAAGTTGCAATTAGGACTCTAGGACTCAAATATCCGTTGTTTTTTGTTGAATAATGAATACAACCATCATCCATTAACCAATAAGCTAATGCTGTTGTTGCATCTGTAACATCTTCAAGTATTTTCACTATAGATTTTTTTCCGTTTGGATAATATCTATTTCTCCATTCAGAAAATAATTTTTCATGCAAATACAAACAATGAATATTTCGCTTACTTCTATAATAAACGCTTACATGTTTATTATATTCTTTTCTAAGAATATCAGCAATATGATCTAAATAATCTAATTGCTCTGGGCAGTGATCAACCCTAAATGAAGGTTTATTTTCTGCTCCAAGATAAGCATCGCCTAATAAAGTACCTAATAGCACATTTTTTGACATATAACTCCATGTCTTATTTTATTTTTTTAGTCACCAATCTTACTACATTGGTGTAACTTCTACAGGGTCAATTCCTACGCTCTACGGTGGCAAAACTTTTTTAATTTTTTTGCTTACCTCGGAATAGTCATTTCAGACGTCTTCCGATATAGCCCAATGTTTATCTATACGTTACCGTATAGAGGGACAAACGGTCAAGTTAATCCTTGCTCATGAACTTAATTTTATTTAGCAATTTAACCCCATCTGGGATTAGCTCTGCTAAACGATCTGCATATGTTTCTTTGAAAAACCCGTTTAGGGTTCCAACGGTATTGTTTGGAGTACCGTAAGTATTTGCACTTGCCATATACTATATTTCCTTTCTATAAGTTATTCTTTTACAACGTAACGGACGATAAGAGCGTCTTCATCGGCCATTGCATTTGAAAGAGCAGCGGTGATGCTTGAACCTGAAACAGTAATTCCAGAAGAAGCAACAAGAGATAGACCAATGCTGTCATCACAATGGATAACAACAGGTTTTGCCTCACCTGCTACTGAGCCTTCAACAGCTTCACCTACGTTAACAGTTACGTTGAGTCCTGAAACGGAAACAACGGGGTCTTTTTTACGAACGACAAGTTCTTGCACTTTTAATGCAATTGAGAGAACTTTGTCATCTTTTGACTGATAAGAAATTGACATAATATTTCCTATATTAATTGTTAATAGTTAATTGCCTTGTAATCGCCTTGGATATTTCCACTCAGTATATCTGGTTATGGAAAGTCGTAGTTGACTACCCTATAAAACAAGCATTAAACTCCGAAAAAGTCCTTATAAGACATTTTCTTTTCAGGTTCTTTTACAGAAGTTTTACCGCCCGTGTCCTTTACCGCCTTAGCCGAAGAAACAACAACTGCTTCTTTAGCCTTGGCAAGATTCTTTTTACGAAAATTAGCTAAACGCTGCTTTCCTAAAAACTGTTCTAATGCCTCATCTGGCATAGCATTGATGAGGGTTTGAATATCTTTTTCAAGTTCTTGTTTTACAAGAGGAATAACATCATCAGCAGAAACATCATATCCTTCCTGTAAAGCAACAAGCATATAATCAGCAATCTTCTTAACCACATAAGGTTCTTTTGGAAGATTGGATTTTTCTAATGCCATAGTCATTTGTTGATCATATTTTTCATATGCTTGTTCTTGTAAACGTTCAAATTCTTTTTGTTCAAAGCTTTGTTTTTCACGTTCACGTTCTTCTTTAAGAGCCTTTAGTTCTTCTTCAATACGCTCTTTTTCAAGTTGTTCAGGTGATTTTTGAGAATTTTCAATTTCTTGTTCAATGATTTGTCTTGCTAATTCACGCTCATCAATGTTAAGTTCTTTAAGTAGCTTGCGAGGATTTTTAGATCCTTCGGTAATTAGCTGGCGGATTTCCTTTTCAAGCTGGGCATACTCTTGAGCACGTTTTGTACCCATTCGAGCCATTTGGAGTTGGCGCTTCATGTACTCTACAGCTTCAGGATCATCGGGAATTTCAAAGGGAAGATCTTCTTCGATTTCTCGTCCATCTACTTTTAGACGGAGAGAGCGAAGTCGGGCTGCTTCTTTAGCAGCGGCTTTGACTTCAGCGGGAGATCCTTCTTGTGATTGTTGTACTTCTTGTCCTTCAATAGCAGATGATTCAGCTGATTCAAAAGACGATTCGGGGACAGCAGACTGTGCAGCATTATTTTCCATATTATAATATCCTTTTTACGCCCTTACGGGTAGTTTAAAGTGAACCGCTCAACATGAGTAGGTTTCTATTATAGTTGTTAATATTATTTATCTTTCTTAATATGCTTTTTAATCTTACTAAACCGCTTTTTATCAGAGTAAGATTCTTTATATAATGGCTTCGTTGATTCGTAAGTATTAGAAGATGGCATTATATTATTTTCTCTTTTTTAAAACAACATCTCTTGGGAGATAAGATTCTGTTTCTTCATCATATAAATGTGTTTGTCTCAATTCTTCTTGTGCTTCTTGTGGAAGATTAGTAAATTCATCAAATCCAATACCTTGTTTTTGAGGTTGGATAACTGATGCTGGTGCCCTACTTGTTTGATTTTCAGAAACAGGTTCTTGTACAATAGCTGCCCTTTTTGTTTTAACTTCTGATGGAAGTAATTTATTTTTAGCAGTTTCTAATGCTCCTCTAAGACCGCCAAACTTAGAAGAACTACTAGCAA